TTCCAGGACTGAAGAGTCATCCCCGCTGCGTAATCTGGAACTCTCTTTAGATAAGAAAGATACCAAGAATAATCAACTTTGATTGGAGCATAAACCTCTTCAATGCCATCCTCATAGATACCAGATATGCTTACGTATCCAGAAAAAGATGTTGTAGCCTTTTCTTCAGCCTCTAGTATTAGCTTAGCGTCGGCGTAGTCGCCAACGCCAGATTGATAATGCTGTGGCGAAGAACTAGTATCGACATCATATATAGCAGGGATATAGGATATACCTTCTCCATCCATTCCGCCGTAATCCCAATATCCTTCCTCCCATCTAACATAACCTATATTGGAAGGATATTTTTCATTAATATTTTGTATAAGATCAACGAATGGCTTGAGGGGCTTACCTGAAGGGGTAAACCATGGAGTAGTTTTTTCCATATCAGAAATTTCAATAACATCTGGAGTTGCACCAAGATAATTTGAATCTGGCTCGAGACCATAAGCTTTCCATATATCCAGCTCTCTTCTTACGGTTCTCTTAAAACCTTCCGTATGAGCTGCGGGGTAATTTAATGATACATCAAGAATTCTTTTCTTGTATCTCGAATTAGGCTCCAACAGCAACCTAGGGAGACCTACCCGTGCACCAAATTCATCAAAATTATTTGGTACGTGCAAAGGCTGTTGGTTATATTTAGTATCATTTATTTTTAATGAAGCAAACTCCCGCATAGATATTATTTGCTTGTTTGATTGACTGTAATAATATACATAGTCAGTTGATTGGCATCTATAGAATGAAGCCAAACTGTCCATCTGAACAAGTGGAACATCGTCTCCTGTAACCTTTAGAATATTTACAGGTACATCATAGGAAACATAAGCCCAGGCAAGCATGTTTTCATCTGCGCTTGATATATAATGATTAATATCGTAAAGGTTTAATTCATTATCAAAATTATCAAGAGTCTCTTGAACTAACGCTGTTAAGAATTTTCCAGCTGTAGAACTCGGAACAAACAATGACGGTGTTGCAGGATTTTCTGAATCTGCAAACATATCTGTCCAAGTTGGAAACCTCTTTAATATATTTCTAGCGTGTTCGGAAGCAATAGCTGGAACTGGATCGTGTACCCCAACCTCTAAATAGAATAGAAGACCTAGATCATTAGTGTTTAATGTTTCAGTAAATATTTCTAGTTCTATTTTTATCCAAGGCTTACAATCTCTTATGAAAATTATATTTGAATCAAAAGATAATACAGACTTTAACCATGGACCGTCCGCAGAGTCTGATTCATGCATTTGCAAATTAAATGTTGGAACCTCAGTTCCGGGAAGATTGGTGAAGACATGTCTATACGCCAATACATCTATTTTTGATGTAGTATCAACAAATCTTAATACAGAAGGAGTGGCCTGCTCGTAAACAATTTCACCAATATCAGTAACGTATAATGCGCTATTCGATAAAGGGGTAGCAAGTTCTGCGGTATAAGATGGAGAGGTATATTCTAGCCCAACGTATATATTGTCGCCTATTGTGTTTAGGCCATATCTTGATCTCACATAGGAATAATTGGTAAAGGAGTCATTTTTATATAGATTTATAGCATTACTTGTCCATGTGTTGCCGGACTTATTGAAGTCTCCGCTTTTTAAAAGTAACAAATACTGCTTCATCAATCATCCTTAAAATATTAATTTATAAATTAATAATTAGTTCCACCCATTATAACAGAACTCACACTTATCGCACCTGCTACTGGATATTTTTTAACTGTATCTAATGAGAAATCTGCAATTGGGAGAACTGAACCATCGGCTAACATTGCCGTTATATAGCATCCGCGAATATAATCTGATGATAACTTAATCTGCCTTTCAATTTCAGAAACTAATACTACATCTCCTACGGTTAATGAATTTAGATACCTCTTTACAAAAAGTGAAGCCTGATTTCTAATTCCACTAGCAAGATTTTCACTTAAGCCCATTGGTAAACTAACGGTTATCTCTACATTTATGCTAACTCGTTCGGCCATCCTAACATTAAATCTCACTCCAATTGGTTTGACAGCGCTAACTGCTATCATTACTCTTTGAGGTAAATTTGCCATATCAGTAGCTGTTTCTGGCACAATTATGACGTCACATGATCCAACTCCATATGTACCCTCCCTAATTCTAACGTCCCTAACTCCTCTAACCGCTAAGGCTGCAAATCTAATTGACTCAGCTGTACCTGGAGCTTTTGCTTTTACAGAAGCTATGATTCTTCTTCTAAAATTAGTATCTGATTCTGCGCTCGTGTTAGAGTGAACCTCTTTTGGATTGGAGCAAAATAATATTACTCCAGCCGGAGAAAAAGCATTGTGTTTAGTTAAAGTGCTAACTGGCGCAACATAAGCGTTGTCTGTGAAATTTGGATCAACTCTTCCATAGGCCCTGGTGGATCCTTTGCCAATAATTACATCTCCAGCTAATTTATATGTGTATTGCTTTGTGATAAAATTAGATACATCATTATAAACTAATGTTCCAGACGGTATTGTCACATCTGTACTATGCGGTTTATCAATAAAAAATTGAATATTAAAAGATTCACGATCCTGGCTTGAATAGTCGCTAACATTTCTTCTAGTTATACCATACAAATCGCCTATAAGATCTAAATTTCTCCCGGATGCGGTCATAAGATCTCCCTGCATAAGGTTGAATCTCAGTGCCTCATACAAGTCCGACACTTCACTGGTGAAGGCTTCAGCAAAAGCTCTAGCTATAGAGCCTGGATAAACAGCCGATATGCCTGCATTTTTTTGTAAACCATTTAAAACGCTGACTAATATGTCAGCTTTATTTTTTATTCCGTACATTGGCATCTCATGCTCCTAAAGTTTGGCTAACGGAAAGAATAATGGGCTCATTGATATCTGATATGATGTGAATATCAAATCTGATTATATCCCTACTTGTTGGGACTGCCTTAATTTGAATACCCCTACCCTTAAAAAGACCTTCTTTTTGAATACCAGCCATTATTAAGGCTTTGCCAAATTCAGCTGTTTCCTTGGTTTGTGGCATTCCATAGAGTCTTGAAAGATCCACCCCTAACTGTGGATAAATATAGAAATCTCCAGGTTCAGTCATAATTCTTAAGTAAATCTGCTGGACATCCTCATGCATAGAGGATGGAGCTAGGGCAATATCCCTATTACCATCAAGCATCAGGTCTCCATTTAATGTCAAATACAAATCACTCATTTGTTTCCTTTAATGCAAGATTATGAGCTTGCTCAAAACTACTTCCATCTTTTATTAACTGAATCATCAACAATATATGCTCTTTGGAGTGATCCGTCTGATATATCTCAAGTAGAGCTATTTGCTCATCGGTTAGCCCAGCTAAATCATATTCCGATTCATATGATTGTTGAGTTTGCTCTTGTTTTTTGGCAAAACCAAACTCACCTACTATAGTAATAGGAATTTGTGTTTCTTGATCTGCATATTCTTGAGCATTATTTAAATAATAGGCAACACCGTTAGTTGCTGAATGAATATTTTTATGATTAATCTTTACTAAAGTTGGCTCTATATAAGAGGAGGCGCAATAGTTAAAGTTGTAGCTATTCCATCTTAGCCCGTCTTCTTTTGTAAATAATCTTACAGAATCTCCAAATAAAGAAATAGATTTGGACTTTGCACTTATAACGATACCAACACCAGGCGCAGCAAATATTTCTATATCGCCACGATCATTTAATCTTATAAAACTAGATAGATCTGGATGAGTTAGCCCAACTTCTCTTTCGGAAAACTCTTTTCTTTTTCTAATCTCAACCCCTACGGGAACCGTAGGTTGCTGATAGTTATCTCTTTGTATCGATTCTTTAGTCATGAGCTAACCATAAAATTAGGAATTCCAGTATTAACAGTATTGTAATATCTATAATTCCCCATATTACCTGCATCATTATAAAAGTTTATAATATATGGCTTTGTTTCATTGCTGTCGCGAAAACCAATTAAACATCTACTGCCTGGAGTGGGAGCCACAGCCTGAACGCCATTGGTTACTGGACAAACAACATTTTTTATAATATTACCTATATTTTGAGAATACTGATCTTCCAATACAACTACAGCCGTGTTTTGATGTTTGTCATAAGATGCTATAATACCAGGCCTATTCCTGGCTTTTTGCATTTCAGTGGCATCTATTTGATCTTGTATTTTTTTATCGAATTTAGGGTAATTAACTGGCATTTTTGCTCCTAACTATCTCCATTTGCGTATTGTCTTGGGAATACTTCTCCGCTAATCCATCTTTCTATATATTTAGCTGAGTAGTTTGCTACTACTGGCAAAAATACAGATGGATCATTGGCGTATACATTTCTTATCCACCTTTTTAAATGTTCTGCTGTTTTACCCGTTTTATCAGTATATACGTCTACTGCGTCCTGAAACTTGACTCCGCTATTCATCCAACCGTAAGCTTTGTATCCATCTCCCCAAACCTGAAATTGATATCCATCAAGTTTAGGTTCTCCAAAAGTTGGAAGTCTTCCTGTACGAGCAGTATAGGCTAACCAAGCCTGATTTCTAGGTATCCACAATCTTCTGTCCACCAATGGTCTCATCTCTTCTACTACCTTATTACTGGAATTACCGTTGTAAAATAAAGATAGATGATATTTATCATTTATAATTTTATTATACGTATCTTGAGTTGGCCTAGTTTCGCCTGGATAAACTGAGTCCCAATTAGCTGAAGCTATGAGCCATCCCTGCATCTGCGTCTTTCCATTTGTATCTGTTAATTCATAGGTTTTAGTTCCATGCGCCAAACCAGAACTTCTCGTATACCTTGGGGTACCACCAGAATATCCAAATCCACCAGCACCCATATTAATCTGTAAAAAGCCTAAAGAAATAAAATCTGTATCACCAATATAAAATCCAGTAGGCCTACAATTACTTTCTCTTACAGCTACTGCTGCCAAACATGCTGCAAGTTCGGGTGTGCACCATGTTTGGGTCAAAACATCATAAACTCCATCTAAACCTAAACTAAAATCCCATTGCCCATAATAGTTTTGATCTAACGAACTAGCTGTAGTGCCGGGGTATAATCCTCTTTCAATTTGACGCTCCAAACTATCTACGGCACCAGGAAATCCAGATGGACGCGAGGTAACACTGCCACCGGAAACATTTGTCCCAGAAACTGTCATAGCTCCACCAGGACCAACATATTTACCAGCTCTCATTCCGCTAAAGCTTAAGTGTATGTGATCTCTATGACCTGAATCAGCGTGAAAGTTTAAATATTGTAAATATGGTCTATTAAGTTTTATCGCAGCAGTCACTGGTTCTAAATCATCAATTATTCCCATATCAGTCTTAAGTCTATCGCTAATGACAATTAGATCTGGGATAAGGTACTGGGGAACCTCGGATAAAGCTTCTAGTAATATATCTAAAGCAGAACCATATATAGTCACATGATTTGGTGAACTATGAGTTGTTTCTACGTCAAACGCTTCTTCATTAATTCTTCCAACTTTTCTTATATCTATAGCTCTACCGAAAGTATGATCTCCGGGAATAAATTTATCTGGCTTAATGTATTTTTCCTGATCTGGATCTCTTCCCGCACCAAGACCACCAGATATATAGTAGTTTTTTTCGTGCAGGAGTATTAATAATTCTATCAAAGATGCTGATAAAAATGCGTTTGCAACACCCAAAGTAGGATTTTGAACTATTAGGTCGTCGCTCAAAACTCTTTGGGTATTATCTACTTTAGCATCGGGGAAGTAAGTAAAAGATCCATTATAGACTTCTCTAGGGTCTGCTGCCCATTCATTCGGAATATCAAATCTAAATCCACCAATACTAGAGTAATCACCTATTTGTCCTTCATATTTTGTTCTAAGCAGATTCAACCTTTCTCTATACCAGCTTTTTTCTTCTTCTGTCATTTCCGCTATTAAAGCAACATCCCTTCTTCCCGCACTTTGCATCTCACTAATACCCGGGGAACTTGATCCACCGGATCCTCTATTATTTTCTAACGGATTTCTGCTTTCAGAGGAAGTAATCATTGTATTTCTTATAATTTGCAAAGAATTTTCAACAAAAGTATTGCCAATATTTTTTCCGGCCATACTCTTAGATAGTATTTTATTCCATGCCGCAGCTCCGGTTAGAGTGGCATTATTAGAGCCAGTAGGATCCCCCTCGGGGCCAACACTAAAATCTGTTGCTTCAGGGTTAGCTATTGTAATGGTCGCATTTTCGGGAGTGGTAGCGGATGCAGCTGCAGCTCCGCCAGTAATCAAACCATTTAAAGATGCAGATACACTTGCATTCATGGCTGCTATAGGATATTTTTTACTTCTATTTAAAACATCTCCAGCCATAACTCCAGTTACATCAAAAGAACTTAATGTTCTTCCTGTGGCAGGAGGCGCTAAAGAAGCGCTAGTGTTTAAAACTGGTGATTTTCCACCGGGGTAAAAATCCCCATGTATAGTTTTAGCAAAAGATGCGCTATCAGAAAGAGATTCATTATTAATATTAAATGACACAATAAACTCCCTATTGCCCAACTCTTGCGGGCATTATTGCTGATTCTTCGGCACTGATGACAGAATTCCCCTCAATTTGAAGCTGCTTAGTATATACTGTAGCCAAGTTATTTGTTACCAATTCCCAATTTAGGGTAACAGGATGGCCATTTTCATAGTATTCATCCCAGAATATAGTAGGCCATTCTCTAGTTTTATTATAGGTAGATTCTAGTACTTTATACTGCACTAAATCGTTATACAATTTAATTGTTTCACTATTGGATAATCCATATTTAGTATTTGTATCGAGTGTTATGGATAGTGGCGAAGTGTAAACTAAGCCTAATGCTGAAAGCGCATTTAATATTGAGTCTTTCTTAACAAAAAGTGGTGAATCTTGATATATAGAGTTAAAGAATAATTGTTTTATTTTTTGCTCTGCGCCGGCGCCAATTTGATTATCTATAAAACATTTTTCAACAAAATCTTTTGCTGCCTGGACTATAGACTCTGGCTGATAATACCATACTGTACCAAGGATTCTATTTGACTCTGTAACATCTTTAGTATAGTTTGCAACAGTATTTTGCTCTGCCCCAGCCTCGAAATCAGATTCAGAAATAACAGAACTCGACGCTGCGTTGTTAATTCTTATTCTTAAAACTACTAATCTGTTTTCTAATTTAGATTGTACGAATATCTTAGCTTTACCACCAGGAGTATTGATTGCAGTCATTTTCGTTGATGGCGTTGAGTCATTACTATAGCTAACTCCTAAATCGCCATCATTTGATGTAACAGTAAATGTATTAATTTCGCCAGAGTCTATTCCATCAAATCTGACAGTAAATTTTGCCCCAGAAATAACATCCTGTACATCAAATGTGTCACCATCTTTAAATTTTATAACTTTAGCAATAACGCTAAATAGTGAAGGTTGGAGATTAGTTTTATCTGGACCTAGCCCACTTAATTGTAGCACTCTTGCATGAACTAGAGCATTCTCGTAATCTATGTATCTTATTAGATCTGTTGTCTGCCTTTCTTGCCAACCTAAACTCTTCAAAAGATCGTCGCTTCTAATAAAAATATTTCCTTCTGGTGTTCTAACTTTTGTCCTTGCACCGAGCAGGCCGGGGAGCAATACTTTAGAGTGATGCCTGCCAACAACCATACCCTGATTATAAGATAGTCCAGCATCCATCGGCTGACCATTCTTGCTAAGATATTGAACATAACATCCGTGTTGGTCAAGAACATTGTCTCTAATCCATTTCCAACCCTTCCATGCCAATTGACCAACTATTGGCACAGACAAACCCATAGCAAAGCCTGCTACTCCGGTAGCGCCAGCGCCAGCTGCAGCCGCTGCGATGCCCACTCCGCCAGTTAAGGCAGTAGTCATTCCCTGAAAAACAGATCTGCTAGCAGAAGAACCATATTGCTTAATCACAGCTTCTGCTTTTTGGGGAAGAGTTGTAGCTGTTTGATTTGCCATAATATCCTTAATTAAAGCAGTAGATCCATGAGTGTATTGTAATCCACCAATCATCTGGGGGCTTAAGGCGTCGGATAAAGCATCTACTGATACCATTCCGCCTAAATTAATGCCGCTGTTGGATGCCATTATATTATCCATATAGAAACGTGTATCATTTCTTAGGTTTTGCACAGTGAACCATGAGTTAATCCATGAGCTCAAAAACCATCTGGCAGGATCGTTAACGGTCACCAAAGCATTTGGTGTAATCGATGTAATATAGCCCATTTCTGGAGTAAAGTGATGTACTATTTGTTCAACTTCAAAAATGCCGTACATTCTTTCATAAACATCCGACAAGTAAACCAGGTCATGCGGACGTATATCAGCATTCCCGATTATAATTAATTCCCCACCATATATATCTTTAATTGATTCTCTCAGGTGCGCTAACGCTATTCTTCTAGCAGATAGTTCGTCAGGTGTGCCCTGAATATTTTTTGCTATACCCCTGACTGTTTCCAGGGGATGCATTAGTGGATGCAGCACACCGAGAAATCCAGATCCAACGAAATTATCGTAATACAAACCTGTTTCAACAGTTTTTTCAGTTTGACGCTCTGCTGGCGCGCCTTTGTCTAGGGCTACTGTAATTGGATACTTGCCATCTGAGACAGCTGTAACAACAGTAGAAACTCCATTTAGGTTTTCTTGAATCTGATTAGATATAATATGAGAAAATGAACTTAAATAATGCAATCTTTGGAATGATTGCCTAACTTCCACAACTGGCTCACCATACTCACGAGTAAACGGATTATCTACAGCCCTCAATAGGCTACCCTCTCTTCCAAGCGAATAATAAATAGAATCATTTAGAACTTTATTTAATATATGAGCTTGCCTACTAAAATTACCAACTTCGGTGATAGCATATCCCATTTGCATCATGGCCAATTTAAACATACCTAAAAGACCAGAAAGACCGTCGCCTATTGCACTCATAATTGGCCCTATGTTTCTATCATAGAAATTACCAACGCTTTCTGATATTCCACTAATAAAAGTAGAAGAACCAGTTCCTTCCGATTTTGTGGAAACTAAAAGCTTCAGAAATTTATTTTTATCCTTAGCGTATTCACCATAAGGATTTATAAAAGCTTCAAAAATTTTATCAACAGGTTTGAATGACCATTGCCCCTCAGAACCGCCTCCACCACTTGTTATAATTCCCCTTTTACGGTTGGGCTTTAATACTAACCATGCTCTACCATAAGCTGTACTCCAAAGATTTTGTCTAAATATTCCAACCATTAAAAGAAATAATTGTTTTGGAGTTTTAATTTTTTCACTTAGAGCAATAGCCTCTTCAGGATTTTTTTTATTTTCTAAAGCGTACTCTAATATCGAGTTTGTAACTCCAGACTCAAAAAAGTTTTCTTTGATTCCATTAAGAGCGTCAGCAATAGTAGCATTAAAAAATTGTATTATCCCTGTATCAGATTCTTTTTCTGCTGCTATTAAGTCTATATAGTTTTTTCTTATAAACTCTACTGCGTTTCTTCTTTGAGTAGCGTTTGTTGACGGAACACCTTGACCACCCATCTGTGGATTATTGGGTATATTAAAATAATCTGCACCTAACAAAATAGCTAATTCATCTACTGCGGTATTTTCAGTGTTAGATAAACCTGCGATTGGAATGTTTGAATCCTCAAAATTACTAAATGAGTTTTCGTTTGAGGATCCTAATATTCTAGCAAATTCTTCTGGAAATGCGTCCGTTGAATCTGGGTCCATTCCATAAATTCTTGCAAAAATAGCTTTAACGCTATCATATGTATGATAACCAAATCTGAACTGATCCCATATATCATTTGCTTGATTCAGATTTCTTCCATTACCAGCTATAACTGATACATTCGGGTCAAAATTTTCATCATAATAAGATCGAGCTTCAACTGAAACAGAGTCCAAAGGGTCATATACACTTAAGAATGCAGCTCTGCCCTTACTTGTCTTTACATCTCCGGTTGTACTCAGCTCTTCATCTAAAACGTCATATAAATAACTTCTAGAAAGTTGTTCATTTCCTACTAGATCGGAATCTTCACTTGATCCTAAACCACCAGACTCTGCTGAGGAATTAAAGTTTGTAGCATCTAATAGTGCATTAAAGTAACCTATAAATGGTTTATCTCTTCCGTCTGGAACTGCTAAAGCATTGCCGCCAAAATCAAATCTGCTAGAAGATATTTCCGCATTTATAGGAATCCACTCCGAGAATATATTTGGAGGATCTACCATGTCCTCATCATAAACCTTAAATCTAGAGCCAGCTCCACCTTGAAGTTCATTTATTAAATCCTGAGAAGTTGTGCGTCTTGCTGTCAGTTCTGATAACTGACCATCTTCTGTCATTGTGTAATTTCCAAAACCAAGGATCATGCTGTCATCCGGAGATCTGGCTCCTCTTTCAAGGAATCTTTTTATCGGAGCTGCTGCTGAAGATATTACACCTACAGGAACATCGTCTGGCACAAATGCAAACATACATTCCACTGGCTGTGGATTTATACTTAATCCACTTTCATTTTCATAATTTAACTCATCTTCATTACCAAAAATAGATACATTTAATCTATCGGTAATTCTATTTCCTATATATATAGGAGCGCTAATATATTGCGAAACGTTTAAAGCATAACCAAGCGCAGTGCCTGCAGCGCTGCCTACAGCGCCAGCTGCACTTGCCATTGTATTTATCCATGATGGCAATTGGTTTAATATATCGGATTCCTCTGAGTTAGCGGTTAATTTAAAACTTAAATTTTTTGATATGAAGTTACCCAAATACCATGCAGCGTCTGGAGAAACTACAGCTGCCGCCGTATCATCATCATCTCCCCATAGGAAATATGCTGGAGCGCAAACAACAGCCCTATTAGTTCTGGGACTATAAACTAAGACTTTTCTCTTTTTATAATCTTCTGCTGTTCCATATAAATCCGTAAATCCATACTTTTCTTTGAACTTTTCCAATGTTTCATCATAGACAGTTATGTTATTAAAGCCCGAAGGAGCTTGCGTAGAAGAGAATCCAGGATTATATGGCCATTTCATAGCAATGTAAAATTGTTCTGCCTCTGCTGCTGTTTGCTGAGAGGCAGGGAGGTCACCGGGAGATCCCCATTCTTCATAAGATATCTGATTTGATATCTCATACTCAAACGAATAATCATCAGCATTTCTCTTTGCCTCAGAAGAGCTAACTGAGTATTGTGTAATTGCAGCTGGGTCAACAGATATGCTTAATCTATTAGCTAAAACAGAGGGCAGAGGCATTCTTACATACTTTGTATTTGCTCCACCAATAAAAGACAAACCATCTACATCAATAATATTATCAATAAAAGTTGAGAACCCCAAAGGACGATCTAACTCTAATATTCCAGAAGATGGCACTAGAGTTAGTTCATTATTTAAAATGAACTTGCTTTCATACTGAAGCAGGGTAAACATGTTGGCCATAAAAGTTGCGCCACCAAAAGATCTTCTATCTTCTGCCATTGCCTCATTGACAAACCCTTGAAATTCTTCGGCGTCCATTGGAACTTCGCCTTCATTATCTAGAAACTTTCTTCCAGATTTGCCAATATCCTTAAAATGACTGGCTGCGTTCTGAAAAACTCCGCCGTCTCTAATACTATAAGATGTAGAGTCTAATATAATAGTTTCATTGATTGTGTAAAACGGGTACCTAAATCTTGGCGGAAGATTATCCAACTGAGCATGGGCTTTTGTCATTGGAGCAATAGTTGTAGTCGGATCTCCAACAGGAAGGTGGAAACCAACTCTTGTTAAGCCAACTACTGTTGGTAGTTTTGCTACTACCACTTTAGTTCCGTCGTCTTGTGTTTCAGAAAAGCTTGAAGCTAATGGTGAGTTAAAGTTAATTAATTTTTCTTTCAAAAATGCCGTAGGCTTATAAATGCCCTGTGAATTAACTTGATCACTAGCTAAGCTTGCCATTGTATCTGACAGTTCATTAGATCTTTTAAATGCTTCATAATCAGCAAGTGTGTTACTGGATCTATTTATATTACTCATAATATTTTGAATATCTTCATCTGCCGAACGATATTTTGGATAGCCAGGTAATTCTAGTTCAGAGCCTCTTTGCGTACTAGGAAAACCAGTAGTTACAGGTACTACGCCCGAAGTGTAAAGCCAGTGAGGCTTACCATAAAATATTGTAGATCTATCTTCAAAAGGTCTAATGGCTACAATATAATTGGGTAACAATCTAGCGCAAACCTGGAATAAATCCCATACAGTTCTCATATATGTTTGAGCCCTGAAGGAGACTTCGTCAAAACCTGGTAGGTCATCATCATCGTTTGGTGAAATAATACCCATTGTTCGGAAAAGATTGGTGCCACCTCTTCCTCTTAATATTCCAAATAATCCACCACCAGCTATTCCAGAACCTATAGCAAAATTTACTCCAGGTATTAGACCTACAGCTCCAGCCAATCCACCCATAAGTATATTTTTAGTTGCGTTTGCCCTACCCTCACTAGATACTAGTTGATTTCCGGCAGTCATTGTTGAAATTGCTGTTTTGGCTGACACGGACTCATTTTGAGCTTCTACTATAAGACGATTCCAAGATCTGTCTCCGGCTCTTTCCAAATACGCTTGTCCTTTTAGTTTTTTACTATCTTCCTCCACTAAAGACGAAGCTGTCAACCATCCATCATCTATGTCTCCACCAAGGAACTGAGCAAAGCCTGTTCCATTTCCTGGATAAATATTTCTTTTGAAAATTTCTAAATCAACCTCTGCACAGAAGTTAGACATTAACTGCCCCATGCTAGTCATTATTCTTCCATCTCCAAAGAATGTGCTAACAGGGTTTCTTGTAAAAACATTAGTTGCCAACTTGAATGATGCCGCATTGGCAGCTCCGCCAACATCTCCTTGACCAAGATTAGAATAAACGCTTGCTACAACATTTCTTATTCCATCAGCTCTTGCCCTCTCTGATTCGCTTAATGGTTCGTATAGTGTTGAGCCAAAATGTCTAATACCAAATCTATTTTCAGAAAAGACTGTTCCATTTGTAGCTCTAGCAAAAGCTTCCCTAAATCTTGATGCGCCCATTGAAAGCAATCTAACCATTAGGTCTCTAGGTTCAGACAAATACATGCCAGTATCTACGCCACCATCTATTTTACCTGTGTCGCCTTTTTTATTTGTAGAGTTAACTATTGCACTAAGCTCAATTGCATCAGACTGTGCTGTTACTGTAACAATTTCACCTTGCTCCACATTTGTTATCACACCATTGAAAACTGTTTGCAAAGAGTTTGGATTAGCACCATATCCAACCCTAAGATGAACGCGAACTCCAGGCTTTAATCTAATATTATTAATATCTACAACATAATCATTTCTCATTCCTGAGACAATATTTTTAGCTATATTCAAAGTTCTATCCAAAATAGATTCAATACCTTGAGTAAAGTCTATTGGAGCATCATTTGGTTGGTTATCTCTAGAATTAAAAATTTCAGTAGAAGGACGTGTAGTCAATTTTGAATACATATTTGATACTCTAAATATTAAAGTATCACCCAAGAGATCCTCTGAGGAAACAACGGAAAAATCTACTATAGACTGCAACCCATAAAAGTTATCGAATAATTTAACACCAGCAAAAAAACCACCTTCGTCAATTAACCATAACATGTAGGTGGGAAATGCCCTGATCATTCTTCCAGATATATCTCTATACTGTACATCGTTCATCATCTTTTGAATATGGCTACCAAAGGATCCATCATAAGCTTTTTGATACTTATTTAATGACTGAACACCTTCTACGCCGGTAAGGGCATTTTTGCAACCTCTATCTGGCGTTTGTGTATCCTCAACCTGATTCTCTACTAGTCTCTTGTCTCCATGGTCATCTATCAAAACATTGGCTCCATCAACTGTTAAATAAAATCTTCCATTGTCTTTATTAATATAGCCAAAATGAGTCCCTAATGCTGATTGCATCATTGCCGGAATGTCTGATCCGGATCCAGCTTCTTGCGGATTTGTTGCTGGAATCAAGTATATAACTTTATGAAAATCAACTTCATCTGGATTAAAGCTGACTTCTGTTTCAGTTGCTAAATGAGAATTTGTCAAAACCTGTTTGATTAAATTTAGCGTTTCTGCACTACTATAATTTACATTACCAACGGAATAACCGGCTCCAGAAATTTCTTCAAATACTGGATTATCTTCAGTTGATTGTGCAGAAATAAAAACATAATCGGTTAATAAGGCTTGCTTTTCTGAAGTTTGAAACTCAGAAGTTTCTGCTTGTACCACTTCTTGGAAAAGACTAATAAAGTTATGAACGCTTATGCCGCTACTGTTCACATAGTCTATGATTTCGTCAATTAATATTTTATTATTATTTGCTCTTAAAAGCTGCGGCAATGGCTCATTGGCAATATCCTTATAAGCGTATCTTCTAAGAAAATCTGTAATTCTATTTTTAACTTGATTTTTTCTTATTTCTATACCACGCGCATCTCCCAGCTTAGCCCAATTATCACTATAATCAAATTTAAAATCTTTTGTTATATCTGGTTGATAAGTAAAGTTATTAATGACATCTCTGTCAAACATTTCAAAACTTCTAAAATAGAAGTCTGGATCCAAATTGCCAACTATTTCATTTTCTTTATCACGAACTTCCAGCGGCATATCGGGATATGCATTAAATGCTCCCCACAACTGCTTAATTCTTAAAAATGGATTTCTTTTTGACCCAAAGTGGTCAATAAAATCTTTTTGCTGCTTTGATGAAAGCTTTTCTCTTTTTTGCTGAAATATGTCAAAGTCAACAAAACTTAATTGAACATTGTAAACATGTGGATAATTTGGTATTGTATCGACTTTGAAGTTTAATGGAATAACATATTTGATTCCACATAGTGCGCTAATAATATTTTTAATTCCAAGGAAACCAATAACTCCCGTAGAGTGTTCAAGCCTTGCTAATGAATTGATATGATCAAAAATTGCTCTAATTTTATAAAGCTCTCTTTCACCAAAAACAGTCATTGATATATTGACATATGAATCTTTTCCACCTATATACTGATATGTTGGTTCCTCCTGCATTTGCACTTGCAACTTCGAAAGGTTGTTTCCAAGACTTACGCTTACACCATTAACTATAGCTTTTTTAGGGTCTAAATCAACTCTGTTCATTGGGACTTCCCATTCCTGGAAATGGTAATCTCCCTCCCTTAAACGCTTTGCCTCCATAAGATTTTGGATATAGCCATCAGAAAAAAAGCGATCATACAGTGATAATAAGAATGCATCAGTTACTTGTTGACGAATTTTTTTTTCGTCAGGCACGGCTGTTTCGGTGCCTAAAACTTTTCTTTTTTCAATCTCTTCGACAATCAAAGTTTCAATAATATTACCAGAAGAATAAACTGAATCCCAAATACTTTTTTTGATAAAGTTTAAACTAACACTATTATTTTTATTATTGAAAACTGGATCATTCAATATATATGATCCTTCTGTTGGATATAGGGTAAAGTAGTCTACATCAAATGGCATTTGGTCTGGAGTTAGGTAATTCAACAACCATTCTTTTTCTTGTGTCGTCAACTTTAATATGTTGCTTGATATAAATGACTGTACCTTGTATTTATAGATTCCAGCCCTGTAGTCACTTTGATTAATACCAGCAGTAATTATATCTACAGATTGCCTAACAGCTGTCTTAATAGAAGGGGGGAATGTTGGCTCTAGAGAAAGAGACTTGATTTGATCTAAATCACGAATTGCTGGTGTATTTGGAGAAATTTCAATTCCGAATTTTGCCAGCAAACCATTCCACAGTCCAAAACTTTGTTGATTAAGAATTTTTTCCTGCTCACTTCTGAAAGAAGAAGTATCAGGTAAGAACATTTTTGTTTGAGTTTCAGCTGGAGTATAAAAAGTTAAGTTACTACCGTCTCTCCACTGAGCAACTATATTGGTATATAAAACATCATTTTCATACGTGTTAAGCAGTTCTACTGTGTCATCCGTTAAAGAAGAATCTACTAGCGCAGATTCATCGATTAAAATAGGTCCATGTGGATTTTTCTGATATATATATGAGTCACTACGAATTATTCCAGTATTATCTTCTGTCTCTTGGACATTTTTATTATCGGACGTCTTTAGTAAGAAGGATTCGTTTGCGTATTTATGCATTGCACCCGCTGCTTTACCCATGTACTGCCTGTATTTACCCCAATGAATTGCTTGATTAAAGTCTTTGAGCATTGGCAAAAATGGTTTGTGATTATAAGCGAGCAGCTCTAAATCAACCATTAAAGAAAATGGATAATTAGGAACTGTAGAAACAGACATAGAAGATAATGCCACAGCTGAAATTCCATGGACAGAATTTATATAATCATTTTTTATTGGAAGTATTGGAGAGTATTTAAATGCTGCTACTAATCCACGCAAAGAAGAAAGAAACTTATCTATTTTTTCTTCCGAATCTCCAGTATTCTTAAAATCTATTTTAAAATTTTCCTTAAGATCTATTGCCGAAGCATCGCTTATATGCATGCCCCATATTTCTTCATAGTTTGGAAAGAATAATCTTAAAGAGATTGAAGTTTCTTTATAGCCAGCATTATATTTGGGAGTATTTCTTTGTCTGATTGCTCCGCCAGTAAGTGATCCAGTTTTAAATGCAGAATTAACCGTGATAGAAATAGGCGGTACATAAAAATTAGCTGCGCCTAAACGCAAATGAAAAATATCAGGTTTTTTGGGAGGTATATGAGCTCTATATGGAAAGTCTTCTATTGCCTTACGAATTCTTTCGGAAGTGTTACCTCCAATTCTAAAAGCCATAGTAAATATTGGCTCACCATTTGGAGCAAGACCAAAAGCTTTTTCCAATTCATCAATAGCATCCTCTTCCCTATTGAGGGTATCCTCTTTTCCGCCACCCTTGCCTGCATTTGAGTAGTCGCCTGTTACAGCCAACGCATCAAAAACAAACGTCATTAAACCCGGCAGGTAGTGATTTATAATAGAGAAAGATATAGGATCCGCTTGAAGATTGTAAACTACTTGGCTTAATAAAGTAAGCCATTCGGTATCAACCGCTGGATCTATGTGATAATCTAAAGACTTTTGTGTAATATACACATTTTGTAGTCTTTTCTTGCCCAATTCACTTATTTCATAGGCGAATGATGCTAGATATAGTAGGCCGGTAGATTCTAGCCTTTTATACAAATTTACCAGAAGAGTATTGTCGTCAATGATTGAAGACAATGTGCCCCCAAGCGTAAAAACTCTAGTAGTAGCTTCTACCCTTTTCTGATAGTTATCTTTCGCTTCTTCCAGACCAGATGAATAATCTGCAAGGGTTGCATAATGATCTATATCAAGTATGGGAAGAATTTCAGGCCTAGTTAAAGAAAAAAACCTTTCAAAAGCTTCTTCTGAGTTTTTGTACCGAGACTTAGGTAAATAATCATCGGTTAGATTAAGCGGACCAACCGTCATCATATTCACAAAAGCTTTTTGACTGTAATTATATGACAATGGGTCTGCGGAGTTTAAATTCTGTTCTTCTTGATTTTCCGATTGTTCGATATTAGACATGCTTCACCTTAGGTAAACGTCATATTATTTTTGATAATCTTAGACAATCTTTCACTAGAAGAATCTTTCATAGTGGAAGAACTATAATTATCTATTATACTACTTCTTGTTTCTTTTGTAAAAGAATTAAAGTTAAAATTACCACTTAATTTTGTATTAAAATTTTTAGAATATCTAGCCTTTTGATGTCTCTTGCCACTATAACCACTTTCATCCATCAAAATATGTGCGGGAGATGAATTCTCTAAACCCTCAAAAGAGCCCCTAACCTTATCCGACTGACCAGATGCTTGAATCTTTTGGCGTGACTCAGACACAACATTCTTAGTAGGGCTTTTACTCGAAGCTATTTTTGCTGCATACTTATTAGCTGTAATGCTTCTATGAGATGTATCTTTTGGCTGTTTTGCAGCGGAGGCTAAAGTTTTATTTTGATCTTTAACACTTAATATCATCTAATCAACCTTAAAATGAGCTAGCGAGCTGCTGATATGGATCAGACGTCACACTTGGGATCCTATTATACATAGTACTGTTAATCGGTCCATTAGTAAGTCCAGAAGCTGCTTGTTGAAATCTTTCAACATCCTGCCTAGAACCATATAAGGAAACCTTGTAACTCATTCCAGAAGCAGATGCCTGTCCACCAATTTGGGGAACAGAAACATTAGAAGTTGGATATCCCTGCTCATAAGCTGATCCACCAGGAAGAAGCGGAGGACCCGCAGCGTCTTCTGTTGTTTTATCTTTTTTATTTTGATATAAAAAGCTTCCCGCTATCAATAGTCCTGCTGCGATGGCAGTTTTTTGAACAGATGGCTTAGAAAACTGCTCTGTTAAATAATCCATATCTAAACGTTTAAATTTAGATGGATTTACATTGGATGGAGATTGATCTTCAAGATCTCTCAAAACATTACCAACTATACCCTTTGGTTTATCTTTGCGTCCGACGACTTTATCTGCAGATATTTGACCATTCAAAAAATCGTCTATTGCGGGATCCAAAATGTCTCTTTCATATAGAGCCCTAGATCTTATGGCATTAGATATGGTTTTTATAGTTTCATCTGTAGTATCTTCCACACCTTTTCCTACAGCTTGACTTAATTGTTGCATGTCGATACCTAAATCTGCAAACATTCCAGAAACATCGCCATATTGAGAAAGGTCTAAAGCCCTTTGTTTGGTGTTGCCTTCAATAATATCCGTAAGCAGTAACTCCCTCGTGGATGATGTGGCGCTAAAGAAATTGTCAACAATATTTTTGACTTGTAAATTTGAAGTTGCCTTTGTGTAGGCTGCTTTATTCCTTTTCGCCATGTTAAGTCTGGCAAAAAGATTAGCAAATTCTTCATTTGAATCCTCGGTAAGATCAGTTAACTGCTCAAAAACATATGAGCTCATTCCACGATCTGAAGCTTCTAATTGAAGTGCATTTAATAAATTAAATCCAGTTAAAGGTCTTTGTGATCTAACTTCATCAATTCCTCTTAATAAATTGTCTCCTAATTCAGTTTTTAATATTTCAGCTCTTAATCGAGCCTGTTCAAAGCCCATAGATAGCTCTTGCCTTCTGGCAGCATCGATAAACTGTCCATCCTCTATGCCTTCTCTAAATAATTTTTGTGCGTCTCTATAAGCTGCATTGGCTTCCATAAGTTCGTCAAAAATATTCTGATTTGCATCTAAAATAGCTTTTGCAGATAATTGTGCTTCAGTAGCGTTTTTGCCCATGCCAGCAGTAAGCGTATCTCTTAGTTCTTTCATATTATCGCCAAATCTTTTTCTCGCTGCGTTGAAACTATCTTGAGCTTGCTGAGCAATTTCAATTGTTTTAGAAAGATTACCTCTACCAATAACTCCTATATCTGTTAGGGCCGTTATTATTTTAGCTTTAGAAGGGGCATCTCCGCCTTCAAACAGATTCTTTAATTTACTAAGATCTTCATCAGTTTGTATTCCTTCAGCAATCCTAGCCTCAGCGCCCTTTATATAACTCTCAGCAAAAGCTGTAAGGTCATCTTTGTTTAACTTTCCAAAATCAATGAGAGCCTTGTCGAGAACAAACTGTTGCCCCCCTCTATGTTGTAGATATCCGAACATTTCCCCATATTGACTCACAGCTTCTGCGCCGCTTGTTTCTAGATCAAAATTATTTCCATACATTCTTCTAAAAATATCCATGCCATATCTAGTATCTGCTGCTGCTTCTGCCTCCATTTTTAATTTCAGTCTTCCAGAAGTAAATGTTTGGGTCATGTCTACTGCGGTTTCCGATGATGGAAAACCTACCAATAGCCCTTTCCCATTGTCATATCGCCTAAGTGCATCGTTAATTGCTTGATCAGATCCAAAAGCTTTTTCAAATTGAGCCAAACCATCTGCAATTACCGTAGCTCTGTTAACATGCTTACCAAGATTGTTAGCGTTTTCCGTAGATGCTTTTTCCATGCTTTCAAGATAGAATTTATTAAATGCAATAGCTTTTTTATTTTTATCTAATTGAAAACTATCTAAAGTTTCACGAAAAGCTTTTGAAGCTTTCTTTATATCTGCCTGTGCCTGTTCTAATGCCGCCAGCTGCACTGGATCATCGTAAACAGAACCAGGTATAAACTGACCGGAATATGCCGGACCTTTTAATGCTTGTATCTGATCTCTGATAGCACCTAGTTGCGTTTTTTGCTGATCTGTCATAAGATGCTCATACATCCGATAAATATCATCTTCAAGATTCATTTCCATAACTTCAGTCTTTAACTTTTGAAAGCCAAGGGAAGTTAAGCCCGGATCAACGCCAGCAAAATCAACTAATCTAGATCCTGCAAAAAAATCAACTGTACTAGCACCCTGCTTTAGGACGCCTAGTGATTCGAAATATGCTCTATCAAAAGTTCTTGCTTTTCCACCATACAATCTATCTCTAACATCTATAATTGTTTCCTCAAGTTCATCTAATAATGCAGACTGATCAATTCGTGTCATTTCTTCTGATGTGAATTTTCCAGATAAATTTTGCTGTAAAATATTTAATCTGTCTAAGGTTGGAGAACTACCAGAACCTGCCAATTTTTCTTTTTCATCTAAAATCATTTGATCTAAAGTTTTCATAAAATCTGCGTTATGACCAAATAATTCTTGATAACTTTCTATATCATTAAAGCGAACAAACCCAATCATTTCGCCTGCACCCGTGGGCTGACGAGCCATGGCCATAGCCAAACGTCTTTTGCCATTAGACATGTAGGTTCCCAAAACTGGTAGCCCTTTGTCGTCAAGGTCGAATCCACCAAGAGCATGGTGGAACCTAATAACATCCCTTTCGCTCATTAATAAGTTGTGATTAGAAAATCTTACACGAGTTGTACTGAGACTGAATCCTTCATCCATCATTATATTTTGATCAGTCATATCCAAGAACATTCTGCCACTTGATATACCAATCTGGGTAGATTCTGCGTTCAAAGCAAATCTATACACATCGGGCATTACTGGTAGTGGTATTCCCTTTTTAATCTTAAAAAATTCTTTTTGAGCAAAATCTATAATTCTATTCATAGCCCTGGGATGCTGATCTAGCGGAATGCCACTTCTATGGATTTCAAGTATCTCTTGCGCCATATTCCTATTCATTAGTTGAGAAAATTGCTGAGTGTCTAATATATCTTCAGATTGGAAATTTGCAGCGCTTAATAGGGATTGATAAAATTTTCCATTCTCATCAATCCTATTTGCTTTTAACATCTCGTTAAATTCTTTTTGTAAAGCAAGAGAATACTCTCTACCCAATTGTTGCGATTGTGGCGAACCAAATACTGCTGCATGAAACGCATCAAGCATAGGATCGGCATAGACTGCACCTTTAGACTCTCCGGTACCAGAAATGTTTAGAATGTCTGTTAAACCAGATATTCTAGTTTCTCTTTTCGTTGTTGCCTTTGGTGCAATAATAGAATATTTTGTATATCTTCCAGTAAACTCAACACTCATTGCTGCGCCTTTTAGAGAGAATATTCTAGCGGGGCGCGCTTGATCTCCCGCATCAAAGACAACATTTCCACGAACAGTTATTTGAGACAAGCCCTTAGATTTATCTAATTGGCTCGAGGATCTCTGAATTTCTCTTTTTTTCAAAAGAATATCTTGTTTTTCTAATCTACTAGTAGCCTGTGCATACTGTTTATCTAATTCATCTATCTCAGATTGATACCCTTTTCGAATAGCTTTAGTATAGGAATCATTTATCAACATAGAACCATCTGACCCCTTTTCCATCTCATCAAGTAAAACGTCAATAATGTTAAACTTTTTATCTATTTCACTTAAAGCCTTTTCATCGCCAGCTGCACCTTTTTCTAACCTATCTTTCAATAAACCAAGCTTACTTTTCAAAACATCTGTACCATATTTGCCAACAGTAATATCTACATCTCCACTGTCTATAGCGTCTTGCATAGCTATCTTTAGATAATTGCCAATATCAGAATATACTTCAGTTTTTATTGGCCCTGGCCCAGTCTGTCCACGAATTACCTCATCTAAAATTATTTTATAAAAATCCTTAGATCTATCTTGACCCCCAATCATCCAAGAATCTCTTATTCTTTGCGCTGCGTCTGCGGCTTTTTCTGCATTGTTCATTCCTGAAACATTTTTCAATGTATCAATATCTAGAGCTAACCCCAGTGCCTCAAAAACTGGATCAGTGTTAAGAATTGAATCAGCGAATGATAACCCAGGCTTACCAACTTCATCCAATATTGATTCTAGAGCACCACCAGAAACAGAAACCTCTCTTGGAGACAAAACGCCACGCAATCTTTTATCCAACTTTTGAATTAAAGAAGCTACTTTTTTATTTCCCGACCTCAAAGCGTCCTCTAAAACATCTGGATCTATAGCAGATACATTTGCTGCCTGCATCACTTCCAATGTTTGATCTAAACCTAGAACTTGTTTTTTGCCAGCAATTGTCGCAACCAAGTTCAAAGCAATTCCGCCATCATCCGTAGGTAAGAGTAAACCATAGCCTTTTTGCTTCTGTGCATCAAAAAAGGCTTTTAGCGCTTCAGTGCCCTGCTGAGTATCTAGTCCACCTTTATGAATAGCGATATTCATCTCTAAAGCTTCTATACCAAAAAGATTTTGCTGTATGGCGACTTTTTCCATATCCCTTAAAACCTGACCATATCCCCTATATACAACGGGGACATCATCTTTTGATAATCTGTAAACTTCAGTAATATGCAGCGAAGAAAAATATTCTATAGCGTCGTTAACAGAGTTAAATACTTTCCTGCCTTCATCTGGATCAAAATAAGATGACCTATATTTTAAAATGTTATCTGCTGGATCGACAAACGGTTCTATTAACCTTTTTTGGCCAGTAGGTATTTTTCCTATTATTCTTCTAGCTGCTCTAACTTGTTTCTCTGGAGATAAAGGAGACAAGTACGCAGACAAATAGTCGCTAAAGGATTCATACTCAGGAATCTCTTGTCTTCGTTTTTCTAGAAAACTAGCTATTTTCCCCAACATTTTTATCTAACCCCTGCACTTATGTCAATTTGTTGACCACCAAATGGATTCATTACCGGAGTAACAGAACCGCTAACTCCCATGCCATTCATTAAAGAGCGCAACCTATATGACACATCAGCATTGGAGTTCGAAGAGTAGTCAAACCGAGGATAACTCGGATTAGCCAAATTAGCTTCTCTTATTTGTTGAGGATAGTAACCCATTTGAGACATTTCAAGACCCATGTGCTGACCTATTTTAATCTTAACAGAGTCCATATTTGTATTGGGATGCCAGCCCTCCCACCCCTCACCGGGAAGTTCGTGTCTACTAAAATAATCTGTTAACTCTGGACGCTTCTCAACAGGCATCCCCCATGCTGCTTCGTATATTCTTCTTTCTAATCTTCCAGCTGTAGAAAGTATCCTTTCCCTATCTTCTTCTGGAGCATTAATCATTGCCTTAAAATGCTCTCTCTTCCTTTTTGGAATCGCTAAAGATAAAGATTCTACATCACTTCCATATTTACCTGTACCAATAGCTTCTATTGGTGCTCCATACATTGTTCTTTTTGCTGCTGATCTAAACTGAAAAGCTGCTGCTGCGTCTCCGGAAGATTCTGCCATGTTAGCTAACCTTGTATTTTTTACATAACTTAGAATATCAGCATACTCTTCAAGGGCTAATTCCTTTTTTCTTTCTATTGGTATAAATCTATCTCCAGTTATTGCCTCTTGAAGATTTGCCCCAGTAGAAGCTACTAAACCAGTCGCGGCACCTAGGCCAGACATGACTAATTTTCCAGGCTGCGTTCTACCTGCAAAGAGTCCGAAAGCAGCTAAGCTTGCAGAAGCAGCTAATGGATTTCTATCTGCAGCTTTGTTAAGCATTGGTTCTATAAAGCTTTCAAATGGCCTTTGCCATTCGGGGAATGTAGCCCCATAAACATTATTTCTTTCCCAATCTTCTACTGCTGTCTGTTTATTAATAAATTTTCTATTGATAAAAGTATCTCTGTGAGCAATGTATTCTGCAGCTCTGGATAGATTGTGGACTAATGGATTAGTTCCAGCTTCTTGAGCGGTTTTGCCCACATGACTGTATTCAGAAAAGCTTTCCTTCTGCTGTATAGATGCCACTCTCTCTCTAATGCTGTCTGCTTGCAGTCTTTCTGATGGATCATCTAAATAGCTGTTAATTTTTTTATCTAAATATCTATACTGCTTAGAATATGGAGCGACATCACCAAGTATTTTAAACTGATCCAATAAACCATATCTTCCAGTTTCGTCTGAATGTAACTGGTTTAATCTTTCATAAGCGACTCCGGGTAAACGCAATTCGCCTTCTTGAACTTTTGTAAAAGGATCTCCCCTAGTAAAATCTAAATAATATTCTGGTCCTGGCAAAAATGGATACTGTTTGCCCATGGTGTTTTGTATTGGATTAAGGTAATCCACACCAGTTCTTTCTTTTGGTATAAATCTTCTAGTTATTTCGGAAAATTCTATCGAACCAAAATTTCTTCCACCCAACATTGGAACGTCGCCAAGTCCACCAAGATTATAATCCCAGAACTGCCTACTCATACCGTATGCTTTAGAGGCAGACTGTAGAACAGCTCTTTGTGGTTCAAAGTCTCCTTGACCATATCCAAAAGATTCTCTGAATGTTGCGCTAGCAAAACCATAGATACCTAAGGCCTCTTGGGTTCTGTACCCAAATTCTTGAAGCTGCACCTGTGGATCGCTAACTGAAATTGGCGAACCTGCACCAACAATTCTTGGCGGCATCATCCCAGGAGTTTTTGGTGGACCATATGCCATCTGAGTATACTGATTATTTATTTGACCTATATTTTGCATAGTCGAATATTTAGCAGTATTTAAAGCTCCTGCCCTGCCTGCCAACTGAGCATTTATTGATGCCTGCATTCCTGGTCCGGGCCCACCAGAAGAAACACCCATTGACATCATAGGCATTCCCCCCTGCGCTGATCCGCCAATAAAAGCTTGACCAGATTGCTGCTGCGCAGCTTGCCCTGGCAGCATTGGCATGGCTGCTTGCTGCAAATAAGCGCTTGCATCATATGCTCCAGACTGCCCTGCTGGAGCATAGTTTGATAAGGCTTGGGAAACTTCTTGTTCGTGCATTTTTACTTGAGGCTTTAATACTCTACCCAAAGTGGCATTTAGAGCAGGAGTTAGCGGACCAAAAGGACCAGAAAAATACTCTCCACTCACAGGATAAGGTCTGTCCTCATAATGTTTTCTTTCAAAACGATATGGATCCAATGGACGCAGTGGAGATACATCTGTATAAAATAACGCTCTTTCAATAGGTGAACCATACGTGTCAGAAGTAAACATCGACCCTGTTTCAATCTTACGATAAATGCTAGGCCTATAATACATTATCTTTCCGCCCATAAAAGGCGTATTACCTAATGGCCAAAAACGACCTTGTCTTATGGGTACTTCGCCCTCAAAAAGCTGTTCTCTTTTTTCTTCATAGCTCATTCCGCCAGGCATAATTCCCGCACCTAATGCATGAACTTCGCCTACAGCTTTTGCGGCAGCGCCAACAAAGAATGGAGAATAAACCCTTTCTCCTCTTGCATCTTTTTCGTTTACCATTCCACCAATTGTTCTATCAGCAGTCATAAACGCTAATCCACCGGCATATAGTGGTAATACTCTTTTGCCTATCATACCTCGCGCAAAAAGATCCAATGGAGAGCCATACTGATTTACGTCTAGTTGCAAACCAACTGTGCCAAAATATTTATTTAATCTTTCCACACCATGAGAAACTGCGGCAGAGAGATTAGAATAATTTTCCGGACTACTATAAGTATTTATCCCTGCAACACTCTTTAATGCGCCTACAGGATTTCTAGAAAATACGCTACCAAAAGTAGGAACCAATAAAACGTCTGCTCCAGGCCCAGTAGCAGAACCCAGTGGGTCTGTAGCTAAATGAGATATCTTAAACGATGCGGTGCTTAGTGAGGGATATAATAATTTTTTAGCTAAACCCAGCTTACCTATTTCTCCAACTCTTTCAATTGAACCTGTTGCAAATGGCTGAATTAGTTCAGGGGCAGCTTCTAATGATTCTATTGTATTTGCAAGTGCTCTTCTTTGAACCTGAATTTCTTTTAGAAAGGATCTGTTAGCTCTTACTGAGTTTAGATTGGTTAGAGCTCCAAATGCTGCGGCTTGTGCTTCGGCCAATTCGCCAGCTGGCATTTCTTTAGCCATCTGTGCTAAAGCTTGGTTTATTTTAATAAAATTTTGACCAAATGTTTGACTCGTACTATTTGCAATTAATTCATTTCTTTGAATTAAAAACTTAAATAATTCGTTTGTTAACTCATCTTCTCTTGTAATAATTGTTGGGCTAACCGAACGAATTTGTGAACCAGATAAAAGATCTGATTCTTCTAATACTTTCCTAATTCTAGATTCACTTTGGTACAACGTTGCGGGATCAATGCCCTGTCTTCTTAAAACATTTGCATCTCTTTCGATATTTCTAAGTAAGACATTAGCGAAGTCTATTTTGTCTTGCACATTCTGAAGATCAGTTATTCTCCTACCATTAAATGTAGCTAAGGCCGGATCTGCTACTTCAATTTTTTGCATTGCACGTCGAGAAAAACCGGCTTTAAATGTTCTTCTTCTAAAACCTTCAAAAGCTTCTAGCAAAGCTTTTTCTGAAACCATTTCTTGACCAGTTTCGGCATTGATTACATTTACCTTTTGAACATTGCCATCTACATCTTTAATGATGTTCCTTCTTAAGGTGCCGGCTTTTGTGATGATATCTTTTCCGGCTATTACTTCTGCAAAAAATCTAGGATTTTCTGGATCGATATTTCTTCTAGAAAATCTAGACATGAAACCAAATATTGAGTTTGGCTGGTCATAGTTTATATCAAAAGCTTGTCTAAATCTCAATTCTTTTTCTGGCGTTACACCAAATCTAGATAGAGCAGAAAAGAATTTACTTCTAAATGTATTTTCCTGATAGTTTAAAGAGTTAAGTGACTCAGCATCTCTTTCGGCAGCAGCGTTTCTGGCTGCACGAGTTAAAAGCTGCGAACTGTTTTTCTTTAAAGGTCTAAAAGTTCCATCTAATGTTCTAGAAGTGTATTGTTGAGCCATGACGTTGTAATTAAACGCCATAACATTGCCTTTGGTTTTTCCACCACTAAAAAATAAATAGAAGTCAGCAGATTTATCTGCTTCCTGCAAAAACGGCTGAGAAATTTTACCTTGGATAAATTGGAATGGTGCTCGTCCAGACATTTCATTAAACGACTGCTTAGCGGCTAAATCTGCTGGATTAAAACCAAGAACTGGTATTCTTAAATCATTAGCTAAAAAGTTTCCAACATTTCTTACAGACTGTTTTATTCCAGAAACATCTAAAATATTACCTGTTTTAGTGATAAAGATATCAGGAAGAACAGAAACACTCGAAGCTGTTTTTGTTGGATCAGCCCTAACCATACTGGATGATAATTGATTAATAAAACTTTGAGTTTCCTCATCTAGATTTGCGAACACTCCACGTTGAGTTGCCTCGTCAACAGTTATTTGCCTTAAACCTAAAAGATTAAAACCGCTAGCAAAAACACCAGAGCTTATTTGCTTTTCTCTAACAAGAAAACTTCTTAGCTGACCAAGGTTTTTTACATCAAGACCAACCTTACCTAAAGACTCCCCTAACTCACCCCTAGTTAAGTCTGTGCCATCAGCTGATTTTAGTTTCATTCCTAATCTTTGAGCAGATCTTTTAATTAGAAAATCTTTTTGTGCGTAAGATAAGTTATCCAAATCAAGAAAATCTTCAAAATCTGCTTTCTTAGTTTTTAAAACTTTTCCAGCTACCTTAAACATTCCTTGTTCCTGGAATGCCTTATACCCCTTTGTGGCTTTAGCTTTTATGGCGGCCTGAAACTCTGCTCCTGCGAAGAGTCTGTTTGCATCAATGATTGATTGCTGTAGAACATCAGAATTGCCAACTTTTTGAACAAATTCATCTGCTCTATTTTTTGATAAAGTTCCTTTAAATCTATTTATTATTTCGTCAAATGGCTCATCGCCATCAAGGAGTATTTTAGTTTCGCCTATAGTTATTCTTCTTGATGGCTCCATAGCGGTTTTATTGATATCTATATCGTCAATAAACTTTGCTATAGTTTTTGCAAAATCATCTCTATCTGACGTTGCAGTTTTTTCCATCAAAGATCTATATAAGACCTTCTTATACTCGGTTTGCTCTATTCCCTTATAGAACTCTGACGAATAAAAACTCTCAGAACCCATTGGTCCACCAAATGTTCTAGCCATTTTGCTAGCCATAGTGGCCATTCTATTGGAAGAGTTAGCTTGAAGATTTTCTATAATTCCTTTTAGCTGCCTTCTGTAGGCGTCAGGATTTGCAGCGCCATATTTTTGAACAGCAGCATCAAAGTCAATGGCTCTAGTTACGACATCGTAACCTTGACCTACTTTACGGAATTGATTTATACCCTGTCTAACGGCACTGCCAACGCCTCTAAGTCCAGGAAATAAATCTATATATCCAGAATTTCCATTAACGTCATTACCAAATGCGTATTGGGTCGCTACATTTCTTGCCCTTTTAAGCTTAGACCCCTTGGAATCTTCATAGATTTGCTTTGCTCTAAGATTTCTTGTTCTTGAAAGAATCGTATTAATATCAACTCTTTGTTGATTATATTCTGTAGTAGCAGCTTTTATCGCTCCACTGGTTTGAGCAGAAACTTTTATAGCTTTTTGAGTTATATTTGCTAAATCATGACCAACTTCAGACATAATATCTGCCAAATTAACAAACATTCTTGAAGAAGTTGTTTTCAGATCTGTCGTGCCAGTCGACCTTGCCAAGTCTGACATTGAATATCTAAAATTAGACAGTGAAGATCTAGCATTCCCGATGGCAGCGCCACCGACTTCGAACGGAATCATCATTGAGACTAGGTTAATTGTGGAATCTTTAACAAAATCTGTAACTACGTCAACAGGATTATACCATTTAACCTTAGAATCGTCTCTACCGCCAAAAATTGGATCAACTATAGCTTTCTGACCAACATACATCGCCGGCAGTTCGTAGGGCATTCTACGGGCCATAGAGACTAAGCGAGACTGAGATTCCTCTCGGAAACCCCATACTCCAGCTGTCTCATACTCTATCCCTTTTCCACTTCTTCTAATTTCTCCAGCAGTCCAGTGATAACCTCTGTCTGTGTGCTTGATCACGCCGGTAGTAAGCTTGCCTTCTGCTGTCTCAAAGACAAGTCGGGAATACGGATCTAGTTGATCGGGAGTATTCCCATCAATCATTCGGCTAACACCAGAAAGCTCGTCTAACTCTTTTCTGATTTTAGGAAATACATTAACAATATTAGAAGAAAATCTGCTAGCACCACTGTCAGCTCTATCCTGAACAGTCTTGGCCAGCCTTAGTCCACCCTCTTTTGTTAGCTTTGACAAAACAAAAGCCGAAGCCATTGTTGTTGCTGCAGTAGATATAAATCTTAGAACAGGGTGATCATTTAAAGCTTTTGTAATAAAAGACGAATTAGGGGCATCTCCCCTTTCTTCATCAACCATAGTTGGGACGTCTCTAGACGTCACGCTGTAGCCTAGATTATGAATAGGTCCCGGATCTCTAATCAATTTCTTTCCCTACTTATCTTATACCCCACAGCTTTTGGGCAATAGGATCTTCATATACAGCCTCGCCATCTTTCTTGGAAAGATTATGTCTAGCTGCAGAAATCTTCTGTTTTTGCTCTTCTTCTTCGGGATCTATCAACTGAATCTTTAAGTCAGTAGATTCCATACCATTAGCATTTTGTTTTATTTCAATTATCTTTTCAGATAAAGCTACTTTTTCTGCTAATTCAGAGAAAGTCATATTCTCCAAATCTTCTGGAGTATATGATGTTATAGTAGCTAAAACAAATGCTTTCATTAAATTTTTAACTTCAGTTGCTTCAAACCTTTTTTCATCAAGAATTCTCTTAGCAATTGAAGCACTGAAGAAGCCAGATATATCTAATATTTCGGAAGACAAGTTGGCAACAATACCCGGGGGTATCGTCATCGTATCGAAACCCTCCGGGTATATTACGGCAAATTCGAGAATAATATCTTCGATGTCAGAAGAGTCAACATCTTCTAGGGTTTTTAGATAAAGAATTTTATCGTATTCTTTGAAGGTTAATTCTCTGAAAACAACAGTTTCATTTTTTATATTAACACTATAAATGTTGCCGTATTTATTTTTCAAAGAAAAAATAAAATCAGCTGTTAACATTTTATAACTGTCTTACCTCTAGCGCTACGAATCCAGAAGCCTCTAATACCTCCTGGGATATTAGTGATGGCAAGCCAGCCATAAACCCTACTGCATTGGTCTTATCAAATCTAGGGTAGAGCATACACAGTTCAGCTATAGTTTCTTCGTTCCAAAGATTAGCCTCAGCTGTAGATAACTGACCAGACTGAACCAATTGCTCCATCTTCTTAACAATTTGCTTGTATTCAGCTCTATTAAGAACACGCCACACAACATGCTTATCATATGTGATTGAGGTGACATAAATGTCGCCGTACTGCTTTTTCCACTCTTTGACAATACCGGCTTTAGGACCGTCTTTCCAGATTTCTTCTTCGTCTGGGACCTGTTCTATGTCGGTATACTGCTTTTGTTCCTCTTCAGCGATATCTGCCAAAAACTGCTCATCATCTTCCAATTCAACATCCATAGAATTTATATCATCAGATCCTGAAAGGGTAAAATTAATTTCCTGAGAAGTATTTGTATCTTCTATTTCTAGATTCTGTAAAACAACTTTTCTTTTATTTTCCATCATATCTCCTTGAACTAATCATTATACATTATATCATAATCATATTATAGGAGCTAAACCACCTAGTGTTTGACCCAAATTTGTTACATAATTTAAATTCTCCGCAATTGCCAAAGGTGCCAACGGACCAGAAGAAACATTTTCAGCCGAAGCTCTCTTTATAAAAGTTGTGTCTACCTCTGTGAAATAATGATCTCTTGCCATAAATTGATAAGTTTCCACAACTGGCTGCCCACCTGGGGCATATACTGTTGACATATTAATCAGGTTTACTTCTTGTATTACAATTTTCATTGGAGAACTTAAAGAAGTGGATTTAACCACTCTTTGATTAACGTCAGAAAGCATTGTTCTAGAAAGATTATCTAAAGAACCATTAAATTCTAGATCATTTGTATCTGTCTGAAATAGGTTTTTGGGCGACAAAGCGACTTCCTCCATGCCATAAACTATAACAAGGTTAAAAGGAGGATGTGCGCTAAATATATTTCTATTAGAGTCTATGATATTCTTAAAATATGGATCATCTGTAATTCTGTCTAACTGACCTCTTTCCCAATATTTATCAATTAAAGCCTCATCTTCTTCTGTTTCTAATTGGCTTCTTAAATTAGATAGAACTCTGCCTGGAGCACTTTTGTTATTTGCTAGTGCAGATCTAGTTGATGCTGCCTTCTCTAGTAATTCCGTCATCCTTCTCGGGTATCTAGTGTATAAGGCTATTTCTCCAGTTATAATTCTAGTTCCATACATTATAGCATCGTAATTGTATGACCAAAATCCATATAATGGCTGTTTTTCTTGACGTACATTGAAAGCAAAAGTTGCTATATCTAATTCATCATTGGGATCAAATAATCCATCAATAAAAATTTTGATATCCTCTCCGCTAAAGTAATAATCGTAATAGTTGCTAAATCTTCGATCTGTAGAATTACCACCACTCCAAGTTAAGTCTAGTCTTTCATTGATTGGATTAAATTCTTTTCTAGCGTTACTGGAAAAAATTCCAGGAAAAACCTGTGCAATTGGTGCTGGCATGATATTACCTTTCTAGAGACGGAATCTTCGAGGAGGCACAACCTCAACCGGAACTGTTGGTCTATTGTAGTTTGTATTATAATATTCAGTTTCTTCAACTTGCTCCTGCAGAGCAGCTAGATCAGCAATAATTAAATCACCAAAAACATTTGTACTGATTTGATCCCTAGCTTTCATCTCATCAGTGTAGGATGTGTCCCTGGAAACTGTACTATCATCAGGCATTCTGACCAGAGGTTGTATGCCCCTAGCCATATAGGTGTATGTTTGTTCGGTAATTAAGTCATCTATAGATAGAGTCTGCCCTTCATCGACTATTGTTACTCCAAATATTTTCATCTTTGAACCAATACCATATTCATTGAAGAATGTTATAACAATATCAAATGGGGGCAACATATCTGCCAATGGAGCAAAGTACCCGGTTTTTCTTGCTAAATATTGCTTAAATTCTTTTATACGATAAAAAGCGTACTCGTTAAAAACTGTAAATATTAAGCTTCCAGCAATTGTTCTGCCACCTTTTATAAATCCCCTAACGTTAACATGACCTAGCGTTCTTACTGGAGAATTCTCTCTGTGTATAGAATAGGAAATTGTTTGCAGTTCTCCAAGATTTATAGAATCTCCTTGAGACTCGACATTTCCATCTGGACCTATTACTGGTAAAACAATTGTGGCAACAGCGTCTGCGCCAGAATATGACATTGTAGATAAATATTTTTCCCAGTCATAAAGATCATTGCCACTTTGCGGAGCGGGTTCTTGTTGTTTACTTTTTCTAAAAGTATATGTTTTAATTTGTCCCATTAAAATCTCCAAAAAATAAATAAATGCATGGAAGATACCTCCCATGCACTTATTTCGGCGACACTAGAAATTATCAGGGTCTGATGATTGTTGTGTTCAATCCCTCAGGTGGTATTCCTGCCAAGTTAGTTGGATCAACAAGAGTGTCATTTCTAATTGTGTACATGGGACCAAGTTCACGGGCAACATATGTCATTGTTTCTTCGATAACAATGTCATCCATTGAGGCGCCAGAACCCTCGTTGAGAAGCTCTACACCGAAGATCGATCTAACGGCAGCCTGGCCATACTCATTGGCAAATGTTACAGTAATGTCAAAGGGTGGAATTTGGTCAGCGTAGAAAGGAACCTTTCTAACTACTCCAGTCTTCTGCTCGTTTACTTCAGCGATGCCTCTTCTATGGCCATTATCGCCAGGAAGGGTATTGTGACTTCTGGTATAGAAGTCCATAGGTCTGTTTTGCGAGTAGTTCTGATCTAACATCTTGTATAGAGCTGGGCGATCAAAGACTGTAAAAATTAATGAACCAGCGATACCTCTTTTGCCTCTCGAAAAAGAGCGTGGGTTAGGTGATCCCATGGTGTAGATTGGGGCCTTTTCTCTGGTGACCGAGAAAGTAATGCCGGAAAGGGCACCTATTTCTACTCCACCAAATGTAGCTACAATGTCTGCACCTGAGAATGTGGTATAAGTATTAAGATACTTGTTAACTGATGTATATTCCTCTGCTGCCATTTTGTTTTACCCTCCTAATCGGTAATTGTTATAGATTAATGGCTACTCTGACTTCGATCTCCTTGAGCTCGAAGGCAGGTGTTAAAATGAGGTCTACAATCGCCTTGTTTTCGTTTGGTATGTATGATACTGTAAAGTCGCTACCAAGCAAGGCTCCTACGATTTGCATACCTCTCAAGCCAGAAGTGATAGCTGTTTCCATCGCATTTCTTGTTTGAATGTTTGATGGTTCGCCAACAAATCTCTGGCAAGCTTGTCTTACAATAGATGTTGCGTCGTCTATAATTCTCTTTGTTGAAAGACGAGTATAGTCTGATGTTGCCCAAGCAAATGTTAAGCCTTCTCCGAATACTGGAATCTTATTAAAGTTTATAATAACAGTATTTACGCCCTTGCCTCCAAGAGTGCTCTGCTGAGTTCTTGAGGGGGCATAACGAACAGCCTCTACGTTGAAAAGAGCTTTATTTACTAGTGAACTAAATGAAGGAAGTAAACTTAGAGCGCCAGCTACATGGGCTGCACCGTTAGAGTAACCAAACTCTGTTGTACCAGACTGGTAATTTACAGGCTTAATCTCTGCTGCGACTACAACAACATATGGTCCAGTTTCCTTGAAAAGCGCGCTAGCGTTTCTGTTAGGTAGGTCTGTCAAAGCTAAGTGCGCAGAAACCTGACCGGGTGTCATAACCTCTGTTGTGCTGTAGTATGGCTTTATGCCCATAATTGCAATGCAAGGATTAATATTTTCTGAGATATCCTTAACTTTTGCGGCGACCTGGTAAGCCCAGTTGCTTAGAACTGTTGAGGTATTGTCTGCAACGAAGCCGTATGATGCATCATCGCTGGGTGTAGCTGGGTTTTGCCAGTCGTTTGGATGAGCCCCTCTACCCCAAGGAATAATCATGTCTGGGATAGCAGCTTCGGCAGCAGTAAATGCTGCATCGAAAACTGATCCACCATAAGAAGAACTTGTTACAGTTCCTGTGGCTGCAGGGCTAGTGGGGTCGGTATCCCATTTGGTGTCAGAAGGAAGTGGAACAATAAAAATTCTTCCAGCTCCAGCTAAAACAAGCTCCAAATAAGCTCGGTGAGCGTCTGAGCCGTCACCAAATGCGGTGATAGCATCTGCCTCATTGGTAACTCTGACGACGTCAAGATCTGCTACTGAACCAGTATTATTTGCTGTGCTACGACGTGCTATTGCAACTATTCTAGGACCAACAGGTGTATCCTGACGTGATACACTGTAGAAGCGATCTCTAATTAATGTTTTTACTCCAGGTATAGCCATATTAGTTTCAATCCTCCAAATAATAAACTTTTTTGAATCTTCAATTATAGTAACACATAACTTATAAAAACAACTACAAAGTTACCTTCAGAGCGTTTTTATATATACCATTTCACGTGTTTGGAGTTGCCGTCTGGAACAGATCTATTATATTACCACTTGTACCTCGATAATTGGGCGTTGCTAGCTGATTCACTAACAGCTCCTTCTCGTAGGCCATCCAAGTTCTTGCATCAACAACAATTTTTTCGATTCTTCTATTGGACATCGCAAATGTTTTTTCTGTTGTCAACATATAGGTCACAGTTCTTTTATGAACGTCTTTAGCATCTCTGTTAATTTCAGAGTCAGATAAACGCCTAGAGTAAACTAATTCAGAAGCGCCTGCAGCTTTAAAAATAGATGTATATTCTAACATAAAATTCTCAAATGCCTCAATTACCTGATCACATAAAACCGCTGCATCAAGGTCATCTCTGGTAGTTAAGCCATTGGCGCCTTGGAAAGTGCCAACTTTAGACATAACGGTAAAACCAATAATGTTTTGAAAACGCTGGCCATAAATGGTCACAGTGTTAGATAATACATTTTGCCTCATTCTTGGTTTGGGTTCAGTTGTATGTGCTTTTCTTAACTCTAAATGATATCCTATGATTGCGGGGAATTCATCAAGACCAACATAGGTCGAAGATGGAGCGGAAGATAGATCCCCAGAGGTGACATCTGTCCCGCCATTATCTTTATAGGTCACATAAGTTTCTCTATTTACACTCGATGGAAGTATGGGTATTGCTGGATAGCTTTCTTCCCATATTTTCTTAACTAAACCAATAAATTCTAAATAACTTAAATTACCAGAATAAATTTCCTCAATACCATGTTCATCTAGTCTTCTGTACCCAGGTGCCTGCAACTGAGGATATGCATATCTAAGGTTTTCGGAAAAACTAGGAAAATCTCTATTAATATATCCCATTTTAAGCTCCTGGACCAGCTGCTAAAGAAAAGTTAATTTTCTTAAGAGCAAAATATGATATTAATTCTATATCAAAAATTAATTTACCTTTTGTTGAATCAGAGAACTTTGCATTAAAAGAATAGTCTAAAATAGCTTTATTAGTCTTTAGAAATTGCAAATATTTCTTTGACTCATCAATAATATTATCAAATGCCAATAAATCATGACCAGCTGCTGCAATACCTTTTATTTCGCTAACAACTGCTGCAACTAATCTCATTTGGAATAGTTTACTAAAAACAGAATCTTGATTTGCCATAGTATATTCATTAGTTGCATAAGTTTCAAAAGGAATAGCTCTTCTAGTTTTTCTTCCCCTGTAAACTGTATTTATCCCTAGAGTTTCCAATCTTTCATATTCCAAATAAGTTAGATCTGAACCAAATAGCGATAATGCGCCAGGTATTCTAGTTCTGATTAATGCTTTTGCCTGTTGATTTGCCGCAACCATCCCAGCGTAAGCTGCAGCTGCAGCTGACGTGTAGCTAATTTTAAGTTGTGGATGTTGAAAAACCAATTCGCCATAAATAGGTATCACATACCTACCTTTATCCGATGATATTTGTCCGTCCAAATAGGTGGTAAATTTATTGGTAAATAATGAATTAGCTTCTAAGATATCTATATCAGATGGCTTTATTCCATCTGATCTTGAACCAATAATCCCCATCTGAACAAATCCCGTAGAATTATGAAAAGACGAACAATAGTTTGCCAGTTGAGTAATAAAATCAACTCCACCAGTATTCATAATACTAGTCTCCAATGGTACAACTATATCAACAAAATCTAAATCGATTATATCCTCATATGTTTGAGTCAATCTATCATAGTATCTTTCATAAAAAGTACTCTGAGTGCCTGGTGTAGCATCATTGATGGCAAAAACTGTGGTTGATAAATTTTTTTGAGCGTAACCCTCTACATATTCTGACATTGGCGCAACAGCACAAATCATAATATCCCTAGCGCCACAGGAATAGGCATCTAGCACTCCCCTCAAAAGGGGACTATTGGTATTTGCACCTATTAAATCTACTGCATGTTGAATGGAATTAATTCTAATTGGGTAGTTTAATTGCATTCCATCAGCGTGACCGAGAAGTAGTATAGTGCTTGTATTTCTTTTGTCCAATTGCTGATAAGTTGGCTTGTAGTTTATGACAGAAGATTTTGGTGAGGCAATAGTCACTGATGAAACTTCATTTGTGGAGTTTTTTACTTGAAAAGTTGCTGTTGCATTTATATTTTGAACAGTGCTACTTGTTCTAGCTATAATAGTATAAACGTATTCATATAAGTTTTGTGGAACCTTATAGGTAAACGTGTACTCACCAACTGCAGATCTAACTATAGAATTATTATTTTGATTTGCATTGTCTAGCAATAATGAGAAGGGTCCATCGATTACTGGCCCAGAGCCAGTATCTCCCCTGAGAACATAAACAACAACATCTACCGGAGTAGACAAATTGCCAGGATCATAAATAGATCCATCATAATCAGTAAAAACAAATTTAAATTCTGCTGTCTGTCCTTTTGATAAAACTATCATCTTATTTCTCTCTTGTAGCGCCTACAATCCAATAGCTTACCTTACCCATACGCCCTCTTACCGCAGTAACAGCATCTATTGTAAACATGGTATATTTTTTGTTTACTTTCAAAGAAAAATTTTCGTATATTCTGTCACCCTCTTTGGGGCTAATATTATCTTCGAAATAATATACGGCATCGTATTTTGTGAATAGCCCATCTTGGGCTTCTGAGGCTGAAAGAGAATTGGTTACACCTGATTGACCTACCTGCCTAGTCGTGACTCTTTCAAATTTATTAGAATGATTTCCATTTAATAATATTCTTTGAATATAGATATCATGACCCCATTCTCGAAGAACTTTTTTAAAACTCCTTTTTACATCAATCATACTTCTTGAGGCCCCTTCTTGGCATAGGGTCATCTTGAGGCGGAACACTTCTTCCTGGTCCATACAGTTCTCTGTCTGAGAGATAAACTATCTTTCCAGTTTCCACTTCTGGAATTTTTCCGGATGTTACCGCAAATCCGCTACCAGGAAGACCCTTCATTTGGAATCCCTTAGGGCCAACTTTTCCGGCTAATATTTCTTTTCTCAAAGATGCCGCTATTTGGCACCATGTAGTTGCATTATCCCTTGTTACCTTAGATCTAGGAATGGATTTATTTGTTAATGAAAAATCACCTAATTTAACTGACATTTCGTCGTCTCCACCAAAACCATACGTTCTACTAAGTTCACACGCAGTTGATGCCTTAATATACTCTAATACAGTGAATGATAAGCCGGATCCATTTTCATCATCTAAAAGATTGTATAGAGCCTTAACTTCATTGGAATAATTATGCACTATCTCGCCTATTTCTAGCAATGAAGCGTCTGGAAAATATGGTAAAAGTTCTTCTGGGTTAAGATATAAAGGAGCAAGATCAGGAGCAAAAATAATTATTTCTTCAGACTTAAGTGTGATTTTTGGCTGATATTCCGTAACAGTCGAGCTAACATATAATTTTTGGTTAACAACAACAGAGTTGCCGCTGTTTAAAAGACCAGTAAATTTAACAGAGTATGTATCAGCTGAAGTTGGAGTAAAATCATATGTATATACAGAAGAAGAACTTGCAGTAGCGTTTCCCGATTCAACTGTATTACTTTCTGAATTTTTAATAATAACCGTTACAGGTGCCACTGGTACTAAATCAACTTCATTGCCGGAACTGTCTATATCTTTAAATTTAACAGTTATTCTTACTGTATCATTTATAACAATTTTATCTGTAGACATAAAACCCCTTATATATTTATGCGTTAGATATTATAGTAATATCTATTGTTCCAGCAGAATTTTTATCAAAAACTATAGTATCGGCTGTAGCAAATGCGTAAGATTCATTTTTATCTACGGATATAGCAACATAACCAGAACTCTCGGCGTCAATCCCCTGGGAGCTTGCTATAGCATATGCTTCTGCATTTATTTTATCAAATTCTATTGATCCATATCCATCAAATGCAGCAAATTCTAGGGAAGATGATGTTTCAGAATTTTCTATAACACCCGTTGGAATTATTAATGATGAAGATGGAAGAAAAACTAATGTACTGGTAATAGAAGGTGGCTTTAAAACAATTACTTTTAGTAAATTTAAATTACCAAAATTTAGTGTCAAACCAAATGACTGCGGAGATACTACATATAAGCCATTATATTGATAATGCTCTTGGCTATATGCTATATCTCCATCATATTTCATTTAAATCTCTTTATCAGAAGGTTCCACAATCTATAGTTATGCCATCAATTGACCCACCAGTAATTGAAACGTTATTTGAGTTTTGTGTTGCAATAGTTCCTAGACTTAGGGTGCTTCTTGCTGCTGCTGCATCTACATCGTCTATAAGTGAACGACCAAATGATGTGAAGGTTGCCAGTTCAGCAGTACCCGAACCAGTAAAGTATGGAAGTTTATCTGATGCAGATGTGAGTCCGGCAATTGCTGCCAACTCTGCATCATATCCCTGAACATCAGTTCCTATAGCTAACCCTAGATTAGTTCTAGCAGTTCCAGCATCTGTTGCCCCAGTACCGCCATTGGCAATCGCAATAGCGGTACCGTTCCATGTGCCAGTTGAAATTGTTCCAACAGATGTTAAGCTTGAAGCGGTTACTCCAGAACCAAGTGTAGTTGAACTTAAAACAGATGTTCCATTAATTTTAAATTCTTTACCAGTCAACAAATTCAGGTGTTCAGATGAAGTCCACGAATCTGTAGCATCAACCCAGTTAAAAGTCTTGTCGGTAGCGCCTTTAAGAGTAATACCGCCGCCGTCAGCACTTGCGTCAGTTGGAGAGTCTATAGAACCGAGCTCCAAGTTTTTATCATCAACTGTGATTGTTGTTGAGTTGACAGTTGTTGTAGTTCCATTTACTGTTAGGTTTCCAGTAATTGTTACGTCTCCACCTGCAGATACGTTATTAAACTGAACATTACTATTTGTTGCCACTGCTTGACCAATTGCAATTGTTGCATTTGATCCTTCGCCTGGAGTATGGGTAATGGTTACGCCTGTTCCAGCAGTAAGGTCTGACATATAGTTGCCAGTAGTATCTGTACCAAGAGCTATTGTGCCAAGAAGAGCTACTGTTCCAGTTGCATTTGGTATAGTTATAGTCCTATCTGCAGTTGGATCAGTAACCGTTATGGTTGTTTCGTGATCGTCTGAACTTGACCCCTCAAAAACTACAGAAGAACCATTTATGGTTAGCCCTGCAAATGTTGGCGAATCAGAGGTGGCAACTGCTTGACCTATAGCAATTGTTGGAGTTGCCGTCTCCCCTGAGTTGTTGCTGAGTGTTACGCCAGTTCCAGCAACAAGAGATGCAACATAATCACCACTTGTGTCTGCCCCTAAGGCAACTGAGTTTGCAGCTATTGTTGCTGTTAATGTTGCGTTGCCGAGGTTTGTAACAGTAGCACTACCGCTAAGGTCTCCTCCTAATGTTATTGTAAAGTCGGCAACATCAAAATCTAATGTATTATCAGTATCGTCGTAGCTTACGTTAATTCCAGATTCTGTGTTTGAAGACACCATTGCTCCAACAACGTCTGCTACAGCTTCATTAAAGTCTGTAACTGCTGTAGATGCTATTGCAATATTTGTTGCTCCGGCAGTTGTTAAACGACCCTGTGCATCAACAGTAAATGTTGCTACTGCCGTAGCTGAACCATATGAGGCTGCTGTTACTGCTGTATTATCAAGATTGATTGTAACTGTATCTGTTGCAGAAGCGACTGATGTAAGACCTGTACCGCCAGAAATGGTCAAAGTGTCTGTGCCAGAAGTTATCGTTTGGTTAGCGCCACTGTCTGCAGCTACCGTAAACGACGTTGCAACGGCTCCAACAGCAGTATCGACATATCCTTTTGTTACAGCGTGTGTGCTGGAACTGGGAGCCGGAACTATTACTGTCCCTGAAAATGTTTTATTACCAGAAATTGTCTGAGTGCCAGTTAGTGTTGCAAAAGCTCCGGGACCGGCTATTGCAAGGACGGACGTTGCATCTCCGCCCGAGTCACCTTTGCCATAATAAAGTGTTTCATCAACCTCGTTAAATGCTAATTCAGCATTTTTTAAACCAGACGGAGCGCCAGATGCTCCACTTGTTCTTCTTTTAATTCTAATTGTATTAGCCATTTAAAAATTTCCTCCATCCGTAACTTCTTTTTCAGGCGCATTGACCCAAACAGCTCCGTTATATCTTAATATATCATTGTTCGCAACTGAACTGATAGTAACATCAGTTAAACCATTTAAAACTGATTGTGTAGTTATAGCTGATTCTGCTGCTATAATTCTATCTTTAACTGTTAAATGCGATCCAGCTGGACTAAGACCCAAAACTGTCTCAATAGCTTCTACTGCATCATTTAGGTCAGCATGCTGCTGATGATGTGGCACTGTAGCTGAGTTTAGTTTATCTGTTGAAGTTGGATTAACAAAATTATCCAATGTACCAGGATATAGCGTAGGCATTGTTCTCCTTATAGGCTAAATATTTTATATTGGTCATTGTTCCAGTTAATTGTAACTGAAATAGTTTCTGCTGTAGCAGATATGGGCAAACCAGTGGCTGTATCAATATAAGCTATTAATCTAGATGTTGAGGCAACACCTGTATCTCTGTAAATAACTAGATATGCAAAACCAGAATTGCCATAATCTTCTATTGTTATATTATCTGCGTCAAAAATACCAAGAGAAGTTGATTTTTCAGTTAAAATACTTGAAGTTGCAGCAATAGCATCATTAGATATATCTGATAAAAATTGATCGGTATTTAAGTTAACAGAATAATTATTTTTTACTAAAGCAATTTTTATTGTATTATCAGTTAGATCCAATAAACCCTCAAGTAAAGCTTCTTTGGCTTTGGCATAAAGTGCATTGGCCATCATGGGCCAACTTCTGAAGAAACAATTAACCTATACTTATAACCTGATTCAAAGTATTCTTTATTATCAGTATTATAAACTGGAGTAGCGTCATCGGATGGAAAATCTATGTATACATCAGCTTTCCATGAATGCATTGATATTTCTGTATCTACAGTTTCCCATCTACATGGTGTTTTCTGTATTTTCTTTTTTTGAGCCTTAAAATACTTTGAGGTCAAAAAGTTTGAAGCTGGGCGAGAGCTAAAGCTTATAGTAACTCTTCCGTTGTTTTCATCATTATAGATATAAAAACTACCAGTTAAAGGATCTGTTGAAATTATGTAAAAATCTGGATTTTTTGCTAAAATCTGATAACCAGTCTCTATATCCACCCTAACTGATTTATCTTCAACTAAAACCTCATTAAGAACAGTACCCTGAACCTCCTGGAGAATAGATGGTGTAGCGGAATTGGTCTGACTCGCAAAATTAATTTGTTCTTCTGGAATAGTTAAACCAGAAGAATCTACTAAATTAGCTACTTTTATAATATAATCTGAACCAGAAGATAGTACAACATTCCAATAAAGAGTTAAAGTTCTACTAATCTGATTATAATCAGTTATTGTATTTATAGTTCTAAAAGCAGAACTAATTTCAACTGGTGTAGCAGCATCAGTAAATAATTTAAAGTTAGCGTTTACTAAAGAAGCTATTTTTATTGTTCTACCAAATTTAATATTAACTGTATTAACAGTTACGGTAGCGTTGTCTATTAAATACAAGCTCACTCAGTACACTCCATTAATAAAACCTAATTTAATAGTAACAAACCAAAACAAATAAAAGCATAGGGGGTAGCAGATTTCTCTACTACCCCCTAGCTATAGGGTTAAATCGCAACTATAACAACCCTAAGGTCTATCAGGTTGCCTCGTTGGTAACCATGATTTCGTAGTTACGGCTTAGTCTGACATTCTTGGCTACAGTAATACCTTCACCATCACCTAGCATTACGATGTCATAGCGCTCCTTCATCTTCAACGAACGAAGATCGCGGCTTGGATCATCGAATTGGTCGGTGCTCATGTCGTCCTTAACCAGTAGTGTACCTACCTCGTTACGGTCAATCAGGAACAAATCTGACTTAGCTGCATTTGCACCACTCTTAGCGGTAAAGCTTACGAATGGCGAAACAAGGACGTTTAATCCCATTGGGGCTGTTGCATTAAGAGCGCCCTGAGCTGACTGAGGACGGTAACCCCAACTTGTGCCAACAGCAGAAGCTGCACCGCCGGCGTGGAAGATGGAATCCTTAAGGAATACCGACCACATTAGGGGGTGAAGAATAAAGTCTGTTGGTACATGATTTTCAGCCATCAGAACAGCAGCCATATCTACAATGTTATCCCAGGTAATTGTCTTATTGGCAACGCCGTTAATGTCAAAACCTGTTGTATCATCATATGAACCACTATCATTGTCAAAAACGATAGTAGCTGCGTCCTTAAAGCGACTAAGTGCTATTTGCTCTTTCAAGCGAGCCATGGCACGACCGGCTGCACGAACATGTAGACCGACAATGTCCCAAAGTGAATCGGCAATTACCTCTTCTGTAAAGGCGAGCTTAACGCCTTTCTTTGAAACCTTACCTTCTACCTGCTTTGCAAAAGCGAGTGCTTGCTCTGGATACTCTTGTCCTTCTGGGATCTCTGCTGCTTGGATTGCATTGACTGCTGGGAACTCCAAAGAGCGCCCCTTGCCGAGGCGAACTGTAGAAAGAAGAGGCGTAACCAGCAATTGTGGCTCAGCTGCTTCTCTTAGCGTACGAGAGAGAACTTTGGGGAAAAGAGCTGCTGCGTCTGGTGAAGCAAAAGCCTCCTTAATGGTTACTCTATTGTCTGCATCGATATACCCGTCCTCAGTCATTGCAGTCTCCCAAGCTGGGAGACCACAGAGGAGCTCTTGGATTGTCTTACTCATCTTAGGAATATTCCTCCTGTGTTATTGTTTTGATTAGAGTGTCAAATTGACGCGGAAAGCACCAGTGACATTATATACATCTAGGTTGGCACGGATACCGAGCTTGCCCTTATGGCTTCCGCTACGAGTAAGTTCGTATACGGTTTTTAGTGCACCTGGATCTGATGGGAGCTGCATGTAGCTAAGGAGGCCATCATCGAAGTTTGTAGCAAACTTCTCAACCTCAATAACCTTACCGACCTGTAGGTAGGCGTATACAGCTGAACTGTTATAAAAATCAGCTGCAGCTGCAGCCACTGGACGTCCCATAAAATCAGAACGGATTAGTGACCCAACTGTTACATCGTCATTGATACCAGCAACCATGGGGTACTCTACATAACCATGGGTGATAAAGCCAGCACCTTGTGATGTGCCCTTATCAAATGGCCTATAGAGATCATATTGTGCGCAACCGATAGGAATTGAACGAGCCGGAACTGTGACTGTGTCACTTGAACCAGTTGTTGATGTTGGTGTAGCACCGTCTAGTGGATTCCAGCTTGGCATTACATCACCATAGCTCTTGCTAGATGATGTACCATTCGCTGGTACCACACGGGCATCACCGTTGCTATCGGCAACCACGGAAAGAATGGTACCCTTAGGAATAACAATCTCGAAACGATCATCTTCGCTATCTAGATACCATGTTGGCAAACCAGGGTGGGGAAGCAGGTATGCACTGGGGGCTATGCCCTCAGAAACAACAAACCGGCCAGCGCCTGTCTTGCTATGAACCTTACGGAACTTTGCTAAACTCATTTTCTATCTCCTTAATTATTAAAGTTTACGTCTGCCCATTAGAGCATCTACTAAAACCTGTTCAAAAGAATCTACGGAAGAAACAGGCTTGCCAATTTCTTCTTCTTTACCAAGAGTCAAAACATTATCCTCTAACTTATTTACCTCTGCCTCAGAAGTAACTTCTGGCATTCCAACAAAATTAGAAAGTCTTTTATTAAGTTTTGCAGGAGTCTTAGCCAAATCTCTAAGAGTATCAGCTAGTGATGAGGCCGTGCGAGCAACGTGCTCTTCGATCAACTTTTCGCGATCATCAACAGACTCAAAACCTAGACTAATCTTGGTATCGACAACTCTTTCAACCAAAGTTCTATGTAAAGCACTCTTAAGCTTTGCATTTTCTTCTTCAAGAAGCTCAATTCTAGCCTTAAGTGGATTGATGTCTTGCTCAACGCCCTCTTTGTTATCGCTGAGCTGATCAATCTCTTCGGCCTCTTCTTGATTCTCATCAGTCATTTCGACCAATGACTCTTCTGGCTTTTCAGCATTTTCGGAATCTACAATCTGTACATCCGCCTCTTCTGAATCGTCAGCTGAGTTCTTTTCTTGCGAATCTGTTGAAGCAGACTCTTCTGAAACCTCTTCCGCTTTCTCTTCTGAAAACCCTTCGGCAACGTCTTGATCGGTTGCCCCTAAAGTGTCTTCGGAAGAAGAAGCTGCTATATTAGAGAGATCCTCGCTTAAGCCTTTGGCTACAGCCAGAATATCCTCTTCTTTATTAACATCTTTCATGCTATGAGTCTCCTCAGAATTATTTTTTTCAGAATCTTCATTGGATAGTAATGAATTAGAATTAATTATATAACTTTCACTTTCTTGAAGGGCTAGCGCTGTTAAAAATGCACCCTTTAAGTGTAGATAAATTGGTTTAGATTCTTTCTTTTTCATATCTGAAAAAATTGATCTATTTTCCTCAATTGAGACAATATCTTCATTATCCATACTTAAAATAAAAGCAGAGCTTTTTGCCATCCAGTCATCGGAATCTGAAAGCTCTGCTTTACCGTCTTGAATCTTTGTAGATCTAACTCCAGATTTTTGATCTGCTGGTTGATTAACAAATGAATACTCTTTAAATGATATATCTTGCATATCAATGTAGGCAAGTTTGCCTTTGTAAACCTTACCTCTTTTAAACTTTGGCATACGAGGACGACCGGAATCATCTTCGGTAGCTAGATCGTCACCAGATATGCTGCAAACAGCTTTTGCAGCTCTTCCCCCAACTGAGCCAGTTAAATATCTTTTATCAACAACTTTTTGAGCTGCGACAGGATCAGTGATTGCAATTTGCAATCTTACAAATGCACTTCCGTCCGACTCTTTATCCATTTTAGCTGCCATGACCCTGCCAATTGGCTCTGCGTTTAAATCGTGGTTAAGAATGATGGGTTTTGGATAAGGCTCAACCCATGACTGCAAAGCTTTTTCTAACTCTAAAGCTGAATAGTGGTTATAATTAGCAGTCAAACCCTCGTGTATTGCGGCAACCTCGATTATTAAACCGTGCTTGGAGTTAAATGACTCCGAAAAATCTATATCTGATTTCGAAAAATCAGGAAGCTGTAATATAAAGTTTTCCACAAAATCAAAAGACATGAATTCCCCTATTGATTAATATCTATTTTAATAGTAAGTTTGTTTTTATAACATTGAACAATTTTATATAAATATATCACACTTTAGCATAGTTTTCAAAAATTAATTCAGATCTCTCATCTCCATGCTTTAGATATTGACGGTACATCACTTCAGACATTATATGTGGAGCATATATATAAGAGGCACAGTACAAATTATACCCTGCCTCTTTACAAGACCATGACCAACTAACATCTTCGCCCTGCTCATGGATTCTATAGTTTATACTAGAGTATACTTTTTTGCTCATCATTTTTGCTGCCATAATTACATCAGACTTAAAATAAGTTCCAAGAGAATACTGCTCTTGTCTAAAAGCTTTTCCGGGGACATCTGATCTCCATGTCATAACACTGGGGTACATTGTTCCAAACGGAGTCATGAACATTAGTGGATTAACGGCATCTGCGCCAGATTTAATATGAGCTATTAATAATTCTATTGTGTTTGGATTGACTAGAAGTATATCTGAATCTAAACTAAAATAATAATCAGGATTGATATCTCTTACTGTTTTTAATAAAGAATTTCTTAGTGACACCATATTTTCATATTTAGAAATAGTCCATTGTCTTCCATTGTTTTCATGCTGGAAATGAGGTATGTCTTCTCTTATGTTTATATAAAAATAAGGTATTCTATTATCGTATTTCTTCCAAGCTTCAAGACAATTTATTGTTTCTGTATCATCTGGTGAAACTTCAAATACAAAACCAATATCCTTAAGTGAAACAGACTGGCTAGCAATACATCGGATCCAGTCAGGCAATATCCAGGATCTCTTATACATTGGGCAACCTATTAAAAGCTTCATTGGGGATTTTTAGTCTCCTCAGCCTTCATCTCGGCATCCTTTGCTTCTTCGATTACAGGCATATCGTCCTTTTTTACCTCTTCTTTGACATAAGACTGCATAGGCTGGTCTAGTACGATGGGCTCTTTATCTTGCGTATTTTCAGGTGCATCAGCTTCATTATAAATACTATTATCAACTGAATAAACAATATCTTCTAAATCCATAACTCTTTGTGTTAATTCAGAAACAAGATCCAAAACGACTTGAAGAGCAAGTCTTGTTTGACCATTTTCTACGGCTTTCTCTAAGGCTTCAATCGAATCATCTGTTGCCAAATAAGCTACTAACTGTTCATTCTTGAGTGTTGGGTTGATCGACATGATTATATTCCTTTTCCTCTTTTGTATAAACTATAGTATACTCTGATTCAAGGGCATTTTCAACTAATGTCAGCCATGTATTATCGGATCTTCTTATGTTTGGTGAAATATTTCTACCTTGCTGATTTGCGGGACGAGTTGCATTGCCAACTCCTCTTCTGTTATTTGGTAGATTTCTTTGACCCTTTTGTGCAGAAGGCTGTTTATCGCCATCTCTTAGCACATCTTTTGGTTCCGCCTTAGTCATTGTCAGCTCAGCTTGATTTTTTGCTAAATCCATCTGCACTTTACCCTGTATAGCGGCAAACATTTCCTCTTGTTCATAATCAGGATTTAATCCCAGTTCTAATCTTGCTTCTTTTATGGAAATCATATTATTGACATATTTTTGTATAACATGTGTTTCCTTTTTAACCTGGGTATCAACATCAATCTCGTTAAACTTAAAATAACACCTATCAGATAAACCTTCTTCTAGCGGAGTGGTTACGGGATCAAATCCGCCTTCAAGTAAAAGTTCATTGAATATATGCACCCTAATCATTTCTGCAACTATTTTTTGATACTGTTTAATCTTATCGTACAGAGCGGTGTCGAGACGATCTGACACTGCTCTGTTTCCGCCATTCATCGTCATACCCAGGTGATGAGGGGCAACACCCAAACCAACAGCAACTCTTTCCTTGAAATGCTCCAGGTACTTTGAGGCATCTAGTGCGGTATTGTTTGCTCCAATTACCTCAATATTATGTCTATAAGGAAGTATTAAACCCCCCTCCGATCTTAGGGACTCTATCTCGGACGCAGCGTTAGAGATTTCTTGCGGCTCTGCTGGTTGATCTGCTGTACCTATAATATATTTGTATAATGGAAATAGTTCTCTATGAACTAAATTTTGGATATCCTCCTCTATTTGACGCAAAGCTACAACATCGTCTAAAACCGAACTTAAGAACGGCGTGCCAAAAGCTCTTCCAGATTTTTTATCCAAATACATATGTATGACACGATCAGCTGACCACACAGGGTCTCGTTCTGACGGCATATAGGTTAATGGATCCGTAGCCTGCTGATATGATCTTGGTCTATTAAACTTATCTCTTAAAATTCTTACCTGTTCTGTTGGAATTAAGTAATAACCAACTACTGGTTGAGCTGCATTGACGCCTGATATTGATATTGGGAAATATTCAGATATATCACCCCTAGCTTTAACAATAAACACATTTGCATATTTAACAATATGTTCTGTAATTTCAATAAGAAAATCTAGAAATGGTCTTTTCATAGCCATTTCCATATAATCTATTCTTTGATATAAATACGATACAGCTTCTGGATTTTCGCCTACTATTGACCAGTTTTCCTTCCAGAATAATTCCTTATATTTATTTATTGCCTGCTTCACATAAGAATCCGTATCAGCTGCTTGCATAATCCTATCAAAATCATAGGGAGAAGGCTCAAAGGTAGCTCTATTATTATAATAATAGGTGTTACCCTGGAAACCAAGTGCGAGAGCAGCCACTTTCATAGCTTTGTTGATGGAACTTATCTCTTCTGGCTTTAGAGCTTTTGCTACAAAGTTATTTTTTTTATCGACTTGCCTAAAAGGCAAGAAATCAGCAACTGCCATATGTGTTCTCCAATATAAAAGCTACTGTAATAGTAGCTCTCTGGATTTTTTTTTATAAGTTACTGGCCAGATTGCTGTGATCTAGCAAATGCGTTATTTAAAATGAGGGCTTTGACAGATTCCATCCAGAAAATAGTTTCTGCTTCATTAAAATCACTCTTATATTGTAGGTTTGCATCTGAAATCTTAATTTCAATTGTAAACTCTTTTTTCGCTTCAGTTGCTTCTGGTACCTCTGTTGCCTCTGTTATCTGTGACATTTTTATCCTCACTTAAACTCTTCTGGTTTATCTACTTTTGTTTGTTTTACTGGCTTTACGTTTTCAGTTAACTGCTGAATCTGTGCTGTCAACTGCTTAATTGTTGCCTCTTTAATAACTATTTCAGTCATCATTTGAGACATACGCTCATTAAATACTTGAATCAATATATTAATATCAAGATCATTATTCATGATTACTCCTTAAATAGGAGTCTATTATATCACTTATTTTCTAGAATTTCTAATCTTTCTATTATTTCCTTAACAGCTGAAGATAATAGTGTTGTTATCATACTATAGTTCAACGCTTGATGAACTGGTTGACCATCTTCTGATATTTTATCTTTCACACCTACCACTGCGTAGGGCATTATTTCCTGAACTTCGTGGGCTATAAAACCAATTGCTTGCTCTTCTGGTTTATGTAGATAGGTAAACCTTAAGGGGTTCAATTTTTTCACTAAACTACATGAGTCAATAATAGATTCAAAATTTTCCTTTATTCTATAATCGGAAAACGTAATAAATGCCTTTGCATAAACATTAACCCCCACAGCATTATTCAAACCTTCTGTAAAATATAGGGCGTCGCTGCCACCTAATCTAATTTGAGCAGAATATGTTCCATTCTGTGCTTTAAAACCTAATGAAACATTAGCATTGGATGTATTCATGATTACATTGGCACTGTTGACATCTGCTGCATTTGCAGCTGTATCTAGATGAAGGTCTGATGCAATAATTCTAACATTTGTTGTGTCGTTATAATTTCTAAAATAGAAAAAATTAGCACCGCCGCCAGAACGTATTTGACCCGTATCGTTATCAGTGGTCCCTCTAAAGGCTATTGAACAGTTTCCAGTTGTATCAGCTCTGGCTATAATATTAGCGGTTCTCCAATCTGTGGTTACATTTTTTCTTACATCTATGGTTCCATCTAAGACTTGTAAATATGCTCCAGCTTCTAATCTTACTCCAGTTGTTCCAATATCTCCAGGATAGTAACCAATACTCATTGTTGAACCTTGAGCGCTCACTTTGATAGCACCAGTACTAGTTATTAATCCATAATCTGTTGAGCTGGCTGGATTAAAAGTAATAGTTGATGTATCACCGGAACCAGAAGAATATAAGTTGAATGAAGTCTCACTGAGAACAATTCTTTTGCCACTAGATGCAGTTTGAACTGTTCCGCCTGTTACTGTTGCACCAGATATTGTACCACCAGATATTGTGCCACTTGCTGTAATTGTTCCGGTAAATGTTCCTGAGCTAGCATTAATTTCACCACTGACAGTAACTCCAGTAGCAGTTAGCGCACCTGAGCTAGAAACTTTAAAAGGTGCGGAAGCGTAGCTTGCATTACCTAGCCACATGTTACCATTTGCATCTACATGAAAGGATGTTGAATCTGATCCACCTATATCAATAGTTGCACCGACAACCGCTCCCCTGACTGTAACATTATTAAATTCAGCTAAACCATCACCTCTAATTAACCAACCAGTTGAACCAGACTGATAATTAGATGTTCTTAATACAGCCATATTTGCTGGTGGAGTATAAGAGTATGTAGTTCCTGGCTGAGTTAGAATGATTTCATGTGCACCGATTGTTCCTGCAGTTATTTTTGCTGCGGTGAGTGAGCCAATGAATTCCTCATCAATAAGAGGAGTATCACCAGAAGCTACAATAGAAGTCCAATCACTAATATTTCCTGCGCTATCTATTGCGCGAACCCTTCCGTAGTATTTAACTGGATTGGTTACAGAAGAAGTGCTGGTAGTTGCGCTGTTATCATCGACTGATACTAGAAAAACATTTGTTTGCACAAAGCCAGTTCTATGGGGAGTTAGCGGAGTTGCAGCAGAAATAACTTGATACCCGCCTCCAACACTTTCTATTTGCTCCTGCTTATAAAGTTCGTATTCGTATTTAGCTGTATCTTCGTCAACACTATCAGTATATTTAAATAAAACATTTAAGAATGACGCCGCTAAAACTAGGTTGGTTGGAGCATTTGGAATAGTAGAATCTGTTGGTGTAGAAAATCTTACAGAATCAGTATATGCCGAAACAACATTGACATCATTGTTCTTGCTTCTAACTGTAACAATATATTCTTTATTTGGTTTTAGATTTTCTATATTTACAGGTATAATAGCCATTATCTAAGCCCACCTATCTTTGTAAAACTATTATCTATTTGATTTATTAATTCGGTTCCGACTTTAAGATAAAGATTATAGCTAAAAGAATATTTAGATATTTTAATATTATTTCCTCTAGAACCAATATTTTTTTCATATAATACTTCTAGTTCAGCTACGTGATCTTTTTCTTCAAAATCTAATTTTGAAAATAATTCTATATTATCTGAAAAACTTGAAGAAAAACAATCTATTGTTTGCCAATCTAATGCAAGCACTGCTGGTGTTTCGGCATTTTGTAATGCTGTAAATTTAATTCTAAATTTTCCATAGTTAATTCCCTTTGAACCATACAACGTAAACTTTGGCCCAGAAAAATTAATATATAATTTAGATCCGGGTTTATTTGACAAGCCATTGTCCCAATCTGTCATTGAATTAATGAAAGAAAAATTATAACTTGAATCTGAATTTAAATTAACTTCATATTGATCTGTTGAAACTTCAGAGTAAAGTCCGCAATATGGATTAGGAGGTGATAAATTAACTTGATAATCATTAGTTCCAGCATTATCAACTTCATTAAGCTTTCTAAGATTTGGCGTTGCATAATAAACAAAGTAGCTACCTTGAATTTCATTTACGGCTGTATGTTCTTCTGCTGTTTCGAAATATATATAGTCTCCATTAATAACTGTTTTAACAGGATTAAAAGTTATACCTTTTTCATACACAACAACATAAGAATTGGCGTCTTCCAAAGTTTCCAGCGTTGAACTTTTGTATGTATTTATATTTAAATCTTTTATATTTGCAAAAAGCCAAAAATCAGCAGACAACGTATCCCTGGGTGTAAATTTAGAAATAGCCCTTTTACAGTAGGGATATGAATAGCTATAATTAGGAGTTGCAGAACTAATGCTTTGATCTAACTTAAAATATTTAAACCACGCCATATTAAGTTACTTCCGTATAAATAATTTCATATTCATAATTATCTATTATATCATCAACTACTTCTATATTCAGAACTGCATCACACCTAGGTAAACCATTAACAATATCTACAATAAATTGGCTGACACTTATTGATACTGGCTTCTTCGCAGCATCTAGGCTATAATCTACACTTCTAGCCAAACTATAATCAATATCCAAAGAAGATATCTTCTTAGAGCCATCTGCGCCAGTATGCGCATGATCACTTAGGTCTACTCCATCTATAGTAATACCTTCTGCAACTTCTATATCACCAATAATTTTCCCACCATCTTTTAATAAATATTGAGGATGATCATTTTGATCTAATCCAGATAAAAGTTGGTGATCTGATTGAACTACATCTTTTCTTGTTAAGGAAATAATTGCTCCATCAAATATTTGAGCATATACGTCATTATCTACATTCAGCAGAACATTTGGCTTTGGCAACCCCTTAACGGAAAGCTGAGATATATAGTTGGCATATTTTCTTTTTTCATGAATTAACTGCATAAGGGAATCTGTTTTTCCCATAACTATATGATGTCTATCTACAACATCAGCCATGATTGAAGTAAAATTACCCTTTAAAAGAATTGAAGCCAGTAACATTTCTTCAGTTAAAAATGGAAATCTTTTCTTAAAAGAAGTTGTTTCATAATCCAAATCAAAGGGACTTCCTATTTCAGAAGAAAATTTTAATCCAGGAGCTAAATATCTTGTATAAAAAATTACAGAGTTCTCTTCTAAATCTCTCTTTAATGATTGTAATATGTCTTCTATTTCTGAATCTACAGCGTTTAATTTAATCGCAAAAAAAGCTTGAAATTTTGCGGCATGTTCTTTTGAGATTTTATCCAATTCGGTTGAGGGAATCGCTCCTGGTTTGGATACGATTGTTTTTGCAATCCTGCTCGAATAATGTTTGGCCGTTTTACACCATGAGTCGTAGTGCGATGCGACTTTTTGCTGCAGTTCGTTTTCATAAACCTCCCTAAAATCTTGGTTTAAAGATAATTGTATTGCATATACTTCTCTCTGAAGAGACTTTAATAATTTTCTGAATTGTAGAAAATATGAAAAGGTAGAGTGAGCTATAGAATAATAAAACTCTTCTAAAAATTTTCTTGAAGAGGTAGAGTTTAACTTTTCCGCAAACATTATTTGTTGAAAATTGATATGACCAGGAATTGGTATTCTCAACTTTACCATTTCGTCTTTACGATCTTTGTACACATCGCTGTTTGGAGGTGGATAAGGAAGTATTGTAGCAATGTCATCAGATTCTTCTAGATCTTTTTCTGACACATCTATTTCATTTGATTGTGGTAAATTTTGCGATGAATTTATCTTTAAAGAATCTGCTACACGCTGATTATAAACTGCTACAGCTTGAGGCTGTGTTGTATAAAGGTTTCTATGCAGTTCGTTCCAAAGATTTTGATGTGCCACCAAAAGATCATTATTGATATTAGGATTAATATAAACTTTTTTCATCAAGTTTTCAATATCATTAATCGTGTCAGTTATGAGCATCTGAGCTGATTCTGATTCTTTTCTAACAAAATCTATAGGTATAGAATATGCCTGTTTAATTCCAGATTCTGCTGTTCTATTATAGGCTTTTTCTCCTACAGCTTTATAGGCTTCTGCTCCTGTGGGATTTGTAAATGGAGCATCTTGGAATTTATAATCCCCATAAATATTATTTGGAACTTGTGAATAAGATTCCTGATAATTTACACCAATATCACTCATTAAAACATCCTTCTTACTCTTTTAGAAGAAGTAGATCTACGAAAACCTGTTGAAGGATTCAGTGCATCAACTCGACCACTAATTATAACTTTATTTTTTTCATCATCTTCTTTATCTACTTTTTTATTGTCTGGAACAAAAAAATGATTAGAGAAAGTTTCAGTATTTGTTGCATACTGCCCCTGAGAAAACTCTCCATAATTTTGCGTAATAGCCAACAAGGCTAGCATTAAAGCATCGTGTGCGTGATCCATCGCAGATCCTGCAGCCTCAAAAACTGGTCGACCAGTTTGAGTTGTGCGAACAACAACATAAGATATTAGCTGCATATATAGCTCTTCGTCAGAGTCTGGAATCATTAATTTTTCTTTTTCCAAAAACTGTCTAAGGTTATCGACCATAAATGGTTTCATTTCCTTTTTAACCATTAACTTAGTATATGGATCTCTTACGTCAATACTTTCACCAAATGCAACACCTTTTATTTTTTCTTTCAATCCGGATCTAGGGTTCTCAACACCATGTTTCTTCAAAAGCTCTACTTGTACCTCTCCATATCCACGGTCTACATAAATGTGTTTTGGATTAAATATTTGATTAAGTTCAATAATTCTATCTACCGCTTTAGTCAAAGTATATTCTGATCTAGCAATTTCTTCTCGATAACAAATTTTTGTTTTGCCTCTAAATGTAGAATTTTCATAATTCTCAGAACATACCTCTACAACAACAATATTTGTTCCGGCACCGTATTTATCCCAGTCAACGCCAATTGTATGAAATGATCTAGCAGATGTTATTTCTGGAGTATAATTCCAGGAAGGAGAAATAAAAGCCCTATCAACAAACTTTCTAGGATAAACACCTTCGGAATCTTCGCCCCAATCAGCCTCAATTTCATGCCTATATCCATTGGGCGAATATTGCTCCCTAAATTCTTCTTCTTGCTCTTTAGAAAAATATGGATTGCAATAACTCGGAAACCAAAATTCGGTAAACCTAGGTGATCTACACCATTCCCAAAATCTTTCCCGCCTTCCAGTTGGAGTAGATGCTCCAATCATCACTTTATCAGGTTGATCTTCTGCTGTTTTTTGAAGCATGGCGTATAGGGCATCGAGATCATCTGCATGCATATAGTCCATTTCATCAAGAATAATTAAATGCGCTTCTTGACCACGAGCAACATCTGACTTGCCTCCTGATTTCATTCCTGAAGTGAAAAATCTAATTGTAGAACCATTTGAGAATTGAATCATAAATTGAGGACTAGTTACTTTTCTTGTTATAGAATCTATAACAACTTCATTCTTAGAGGCAATTCTAAGAATCTCCTGATAGATAAGTTCTACTTGCGTTTTCATTGGTGCAATAACTAAAGATCTACCATCTTTATGAGTATAACTGTAATGCAATAGCTGCACTGCTAGGCTAAATGTTTTACCTAAACGACGACCAGCTCTTAAAACTTTTCTTAAAGAAGGGTCTCTTAATATTAATATTTGATACACACGAAGGTTGGCTTCCAAAAATTGTTTTGCCCAAACTACAGGGTCTTTAGAAACATGTAACTGTCGTTGATGATCTGCGCTAATTCCATCTGCCAATAAATCTAAATCAATTTCAAATGGTTCATCAATTAAAAGAGCTAATTCTCTGTTGGTTATTTCTCTTTCTATAACAGGCATTCCGTTGTTCCACGATAGGTGAGATAATTTATTTTTAAATACCCATTCAATTCTGTTGACTTGCTTAATAAGTTCAGGATCTTGGATGCGAATTATTTCAAGTAAATCTTCTCTAGACAATTTTTGTAAGGCACTTCTAAATTCTTGTGTTTTTGTAAATATACTCATAATTATCCATAATGCGCAGCCATCATTGCGCCCTCTGTACCTAGCATGCTTCTTGCGTTTAGTCTAGAATTTTGTATTGCCTGAACACCTCTAGCTCTAGAAGTTGCTGCAGCTTCGGTATCCCTAAAGCCCATTCCAAATGTTGGTTTGGCTATAGAACCTTGTAAAGATTTATTTGCATCTCTTGTAAAATTGATTCCACTCTTAACTAATTCTCCGCCGAGCCGAGCAAGGTCGTATGCCAATGATGCTGCAGCGACGACCTGAAGACCGGGCATTGCTAGTGCAGCCCCTCTCATTGCCATCATTCCAGCTGCGCCCTTACCACCAAGCTTTAATGCTGTCCTTGCTCCAACTTGAGAGAAAAACTTTTCTCCTCCAGTTGATCTAAGAAATGATACCGCTTCGTCTGCTCCTTTTAAAACCTGACCACTTGCTAACTTTATTCCATCGTCACCAAAAGATTGAACAGCTTTAGCAAATGCATCTTCTGCTGCCTTTGCACCTTGTGCTGCTCTGCCAACTAATCCAGGTTGACCACCAAAACCTAGTGCACCACGAGAATATCCGGCTAAATATCCCGTTGCTGCACCCGCTAGAGCAGAAGCTTGAAGATTACCACGAACACCAAGAGCGCCGGCTCCTGTAGCTGCGTTATATCCCCCTAAGCCAACTGCTGTTTGAGCTGCTGTTTGTCCAGCCGGAGCGACAATTCCCATACCCATACTTTTAGGTATAATCCGCCCAAACTGTCCACCAGAAACAGTTAAGCCTGCTGGTGAATTTATTCTTAAAAGCGAGGAAGTGGCAGTATCTATTTTTCCAAGTTTTGCTGCGGCCCGAGAAGATCCTTTAAGTGCTCTTCTTTCTAAAGCGTCTGTTTTAACTCCTGCGGATATGCCGGAAAGCAGTCCTGGACCAAAAGCCTTTTCTCCTTCAACTAGAGGATTGTTACCTAAAATTTTGCCAGCTAGCCTTTGTCCATGCTTACTGTTCAAGAGCTTATATCCACCAAACATTGAATATGCTCCAGCTTTTTCTCCAGCAAAAATAGTTTGAGAATGACCTCTAAAGAAAGCTCTAGGATTTGCTGTTATATTATTAACTCTTGAAGATCTTAAAAATGGAGTTTTTCCTGCAGCTCTAGCGCTAGTTTGTCTTGATGAAGAGCCCATAAAATGAGAATCCATGGCGTCAGACATGTGTCCGCCAACCATAATCCTGTGCTTAGAAGCTCTTTTGGCTAATCTTTTTTGACGTCTTGCACTTAAAACTTTTTGAGGATCACCAAGATCATCCATGAATCCGCCATACATCATTGTATTTGAGCCTCTCATGGAACCAAATGCAATAGTTGTACTCAAACCAGGTAGATGTTCCATCATCCTAAAGCCCAAAGGAACATCAGGGGTATCAACAAAAGTTGACTCGTTTAATGGGCCTATTGACTGACTATATCCAGTTGGATCACCTAAGGGCATCAGTATCCCCTTCTAGAGTTATGCATTCCGAGAACAATATCTCCACTAGCGTTCAATGTGCTCTGAGTATTTCTTGTTGTGGAGTATGGCGAATTTTGAAAAAACTCTCTGTTATTATTCATATAAGCTCCGACGCCAAGTGCTGGCAAAACTACTCCCACGTTTGCCCCAACAAAACCACCAACTAATCCGCCACTAATTTTTCCTATTTTAGATCCAGTTTTACCAAATGCAGAACCTAAAAATGCTCCAGCTGCTACTCCCATCGTTCCAGTAACTGGACCGGTTGCAGTTCTTGCTGCAACCATAGCGGCACTAAACGTATCTGAATTTATTGGTGGATTCGCAGCAAAATAATCCCCTGGGGCAGTCGCCTGTAACATGCGTCCACCAACTCCACCCATTAGTGTTCCAGCTAAAAATCTAGCATCTAGGTCTCTTCCAGTAAAATATCTATCTGCTTCAGTATCATTAAAAGCTGCTTCAAACGCAGCATCTTTTACAGCTGGACCGACAGAAGAACCAAAGCCGATTGCGCCAGCGCCAATTGTCACACCAGCTATCCCGGCCCTACTTGAAGCAACTTCGCCTAGGGCTCCCCCTAAACCAGCTGCTGCTCCACGAGCAGCCCTTCCGGTACGGCCTTGAGCAAAACCTTGAGCTGTTCCTTGTAATTTTGGAATAAGCTCTTCATCTATTCTTTTGCCAACTGATTCAGAAACGTCATCAAACGTTTGCCTTGCTCTGCCGCGTAAACCAGCTGTTCTTGCAGAAGCTGATGCCCTTTGACTTTCAGCCATTGGCTTTATGGTATCATTAAATAAAGATGTAACTCTTTTACCTAAAGAACCCAAATTAACTGGCATTATTACTGCCCTCCATAAAGATGATTATATTTATTGTTTCCCATTTTTGTATGTCCAATTTTATTTCTATCTAGATTTCCGACAACACCAGCAGTAACCAATGGATCCCTCCTGGAGGAAGGCAACGAAGTCATGGAAGCAGTGTAGGTATTCGTAACACTATTTTGATTATAGTTTTCTAATGGTTGCCGTTCAAGTGTTTCGTTATATAAATCTCTTTCTTCTTTTTTTCTAAACAGATAGTAACCACCAGCCATGGCTGCTGCACCCATAGCAATCAAACCAGCGTGTGGTTTTATGTTATTGTATATTTCAACACTTTTTGAAATATCTTGCTTTCGAGTTCCAGCTTTAATATTTTGTAAAGCTGTTCTCAGCAGGTCGTTATCACCAGCAAGTCGTTCTGCTACATCATTAGCACCCTTCAATGAAGATCTAGCAATGGCATTCATATTTCTGGTAAATGTGGTTCCAGCTGGAGCAGTGGCTCTTGCTGTAGTTTCGTCAAAGAAAAATACTCTCAATAAATCAGTAGAATCATCTATTACATTACCAAGAATTCTATTTCCAGTATCTCTAGTTAAATCTACTCCCATGGATGAAGCATTTTGAACTAATCTAGCTATTGGGCTATCTACGCCAGTATCTTCTATAAATCCTGCTACAACTCCTCTTTTAGCTAAAGCTTCTAATTCTGCTACTGCAGACTCTTTACTTTTTTTCTCAAAAAGAACTTTTAAGTTTTCTATTTCAGCTCGCAAACGAGAATCTGGTTCTTTTATGATATTCTTATAGTTATCTGTCTCAACAAAATCTTCATATAACTTTTCTGCTATTTTTTTTGAAGTAAGACCAGAATCATCTCTGCCCTCTTGCCAGGTTAGGTTTAACATATTGTGCACTGTATGTTGATTAGTTTTATCATCTTTTATTGCTGTTTCAATAAAACTAAGAGACATATTAACTTTACCCTCAGCCAAAGCTTTACCCATATCGGGTATGCTTGGATCTGAAGCTAGTTCAATTGATTTAAAGTACTCATAAGGAAGAATTAGCTTCTTTCCTAAAGATGACTGAGTTTGAGATTCCATAATTCTCAAAGATGATTGGAATTTAAAGTGCGATACACCAAACTGAGAAACAACATCACCTATCTCTTCAGATGCTCCATATCTCATTGAAGTTCTGAATTGAGATAAATATGAGTCACTTACACCAGCCTTTGGCTGGGTGCTTAAAGTCTGGAATCTTTCTCTAGCCACACCACCGGTTGCCCTTGACATCATATCGCCAAAAGCCAATTCAGTAGGACCTAAGATAGAGTTAGCCATTCCTAAACCAGACATTGTCTGACCATGAGAAACATATTGAGCCAATATCTCAGAAGAACTGCGTGCATTCATATTGAATCCCATAGAGAACGTTGGTGTTTTTGAGGGATTCATTAAAGAGCGAATTTGCCCAACAACACCCCTGATTGTACCAGGTGAATCTCCGCCTATTACCCTGGGATTATCTGCAAAGTTTTCATAAAAATTACCAACATTGTGAATATAAGAATCCACATCTACAGGACTAATATTTGTTGGCATGCCGATTTGATCTATTAGTTCTTGTGCTATTAGAATATTTGAATTTTCTCTTCTTGTTAAACCCAAGCTCATTATTTGTTTTTCAAATGGGTTTATTCTTCTCGTAATCGAAGGAGCTGCCCCTTGTGGGGTTAAATTAATTGTTTTGTCATACTGTGTATCTTGAGCTCCTGTAATGACACTTCTTAAATATTCTTTTGCTTGAACCTTATCTAATTCTATTGGGCTTCCTTGTCCAGTGAAAATCTTATACGAACCCTGATCATACTTTATAAAGCCTTTTTCAATATCTGCACCAAAATCTACACCAAAAGTCTTTTTTGCTTCCTGCGCATCAATCATAATGCTTGTGCTAGCCAGTCCCTCATCTGTTTGTATGTATCTAAGAGCTGCTTGAGACAACTGTCGCGGATCAGATATGTTTGCTTCTGGTACAATTGCTGAGGACTTTAGCGCTGTTAATCTCGCCATATCTATGATATCTTTAGATATTTTTGCACCGGGCTCTTTTGTCTTCGGATTACGAAAATCTAATTTACCCTGATGTATATACTTCAACATGTAGTCCTGCATAATTGTGTCAGTTTCAGCTACGTGAGAACCTTCAAATATTTTTGCAAAAACCTCAGGCGCATGATCTTCGGCAGCTATTAAATCCAATAGATTTGTATTCATGATGAAGTTTTCCATAGCGGCATATGTAGCTTTTCCTCCACGAGAAATATCAGCTAAGGTTTCTTCCGCAAAAAAGCTTTTTATAAATCTATCTCCTCTAGCAATAGCATCATCAGGCGATAAACCTTCAGTTTGCTGAAATAGATTTCTCATATATTGACGACCAATTTCAAGTGTATCTATCATGAAATTGGGATTATTATCTACTCTATCTAAAAACTTATTAACTACCAGATTAAGTGAAGCATTCTGCTTGTAGCCCCTCATTGACCTAGCTGTATCGAGCAATGTATTTATGTCATACTGAATGTTGTGTCCAGTAAGAAAATCAACTTCAGATTCATCAGAAAGATAACCAAATAATTTTGTCATCCTTTCCATAAACTCATCTTCATTACCAATAATATTTCCTAATTTGTCAAACCCTTCTTGCTCAGCTATAAACTGGCTCAAAGTTTGACTATCACTAGCCAGAACACCCGCAAGTCTTGGTGAGTCATACATAAAATCCATGCCTTCTTCGGCAACCTTAACCATTTTAGCTGCCTCATCCAAACCAGTTCTCTGTATCAAAGAAACAGATCTAGCCTGAGAGCCAAACATTAGTCCAGTAGATTCAATGTCTATCGTTGCTATTTTTGAAGTTTGAGTAAAAAGACTTCCATTAGCAATAGCAGATATCTGAGACATGTTTCTTTGTATCTGCGAGGAAGACATGATGTTTTGCGTATTGAATGTCATGTCAGATATAGACTCAGACATAGGGTCAACGTTAAATATCATTTTATTTAAAACTGAAAAAACAGGATGTTCCATTTTTTGGTTTATGTCAAACATTAAACCAACTCTTACATCATTAGCACCTTCTGGTAAGGCAATATTGGGGAAGCCAACATTTGATATTAGATCACCCAATTTAACAACCTTAGTTCTATAATTAGATATTAATTCTTGTCTTGCCTGATAATTAAAATAAGATAAATCAATTTTACCCATTTTACGAAGATGCTCTACATCTACAACGTTTACCATTCCAGGCTTAAGCTTTTCTGGATCAGACAACATCCTGTAATACATATTCTCAAACTCTTTTTGTGACTGCATAAACTCATCTGCAGTCCCGTATATGCCTGTTGCTGTTTGATCATTTAAGATCACTTCGCCAATACCTTTGTTTTTCTTAAAAGGAAAGGATTGAGTACTTTTGTCGACTAATCTAGATAGTCTTTGAAAAAGCTCTTCTGACATTAGTCGATGTCCTTTGGTGAATCTATTTCAATATAATCATCTTTATCATAAATGCCCAGTTTTTGTTTAAGAACTTTTTCTCTTTGATTCTCTAAAGACTGAACTTTATAAAGTATATCTGATATAGCTTGAGCGCTATCAAGCTGAGCTTGTCCAACCTTAGCTTTAGCTTCTCTTGTGGCAAGCAGTTGATTTCTTAGATCTTTTCTACGCTTATGTAATCTGTCTTCCAGTTCTACTGCAAGGTGTAGCTCTTTTTTAAGGATTGGCTGGCCATCACTATCAACGCCAATAATATTTTCTTGCACAAAATGTTCTTTAGCAAGAAGTTTTGTTTTGCGAATATATTGAACCTCTTGATCAACAAGATCTCTAACCATAGAAACTTCAACCAAATTGTCTGGATGAACATCTAGCTGTTCCATGTATTCCTTGGTAAATTGTGCAACTATAGACATTTCTATAGGACAGGGCTTTCCGCGTGGTGCTAGATTTTCCTTGAGGAGTGGACATGTGTCTGCAAAAGTGCATTTATGCGCCTCACAATTCATAGGAATAGAAGAAAACATGGATGTTCTAGTTTTCTGAGGCCGGACTAATTCAACAGCCTTTTCTTTTTCTTCATCTGTCCAATTGTCAGGAAAAAACAAATCTGGACGCAGGGATTCAAAATCTTGTAAAAATTTTCCCTTGTCACTCTTTTCTATGTTGCTCATTTAAATCAATCCACTCGCTATCATAGGAGCCATCAGAATGAAATCTTTCTATTGTAGCACTTTTGCAGTAAGAACAATACATGTCTCTTGTTAAATATCTTTTTGAGAAATCAAAATATTCAGTTATAACTTGAACCATGCCGTTACATCTGGGACAATTCATCTAGAGCTTTCATTAAACCCTTCTGTAGTTTACTGGCTACTTCTGCATTTTGAATTGCATTATAGAAAATGCCAACTTCTCTAATTTCATCAGAGGTTAGATAAGGCGATATCCTGTATCTGGATCCCTTACATATTTCGCAATAAAAATCTTTTTCCTCATTAAAACAAGTGCACTTTTCAATTAAATCAAAAAACTCTAATGAATCAGCTATTTCAAACCATTTTGACTTAAACAATTTTTTTGTCTGCTCTTTAAATGCTCTAAGCTTTTGCGGATCATTAGATAATAATGTTCCCATATCTAAAGACTGTTTCATCAAATCATTTATTGTCTTATACAAAAAATTTGCTAACTGAAAATCACCATTAACATCTGTAAACTTCTTCCAATCATTCATCATAATTCCTAACTATTATTTTTTAATATCTATACATTGACTGTCTTCCAGAGGAAGCGCCTTCTCCTCTTCTGTTCATTGCTACTCCAGCTGCAACACCAAGGCCAAGACCTATGCCCAAAAGACTTCTTTTACTCATTTTCATCCCCTTAGTAGTAACCGGGGGAACCGAGGGACCGTGCATCATTCCCGTGTCAACGCCACCTAATTTTGCAGCTGCCTGTCTCATTGATGACTGCCTTGCTCTTGCTGCATCAATTCCAGCCATTCTCTTTGGTGTCATAACTGTTCTTTTTGCATCTCTTGCTGACCCCGGTGCATTCGCTGGATTAAAACCTGGCAAAAAGGGTTGTCGCGGTCTTGATGGGCCCATGGTTACTGGAACTGGCCTTCTTGCTCGTGCATTTCTTGCAGCGGCGGAATGTGGCCCGACCATTGGCCCTCTCGTGGGTGTTTCAAATCCTGGTAATTGCATTTGTGGCATGTCTATCGTTTTTCCTCTACTCTATATTTGCTTTTCTTTTTGTTGGCTTTTGAAAATCAAAAGTAAAACTATTATTAAGATAGTCAATATAAAATATAGTACCCTTTGGTATGCTGCTATTAACAATAGTTTTAGCAAGTGGTGTTTCTATAACATCACGTCTCACCTGAGAGATGCCTCGTGCGCCTTTAACTGTATCTATCCCTTTATCTATCAGGGCATTTATAACATTGTCAGTGTAAGCAATTGATAGCCCTTTTCTGGAAAGCTTGTCAGCTATAAGGCTCATTTCCATTTCTGCTATTTTTTGACAGTTTTCATAATTCAAATGATTAAATATAACAATTTTGTCTAATCGGTTAATTAGTTCTACTTTAAAATATTTATTAATAGCCTCGTGAGCGTTTCTTTGTACAACAGATCTTGGTGGTACTTCTTTTGTTTCTCTTTTAAAAACAACATTTCTTGTGAAGCCAGCACCAGTAGAAATTATATGATCAACTGTTTTATCGTTTCCTAGATTGGTCGTTAATATAATAATACAATTTCTGAAGTTAACGCTTTCACCTTTAGAATCTGTAACCATACCTTCATCAAATATTCTTAAGAAGGTGTTCCATATGTCAGCATGTGCTTTTTCGACTTCATCAATCAGCACAACGGTATTTGGATTTTTCTTGATTTGGTTAGTTAATTGACCCCCATCATCATGACCTATGTAGCCCGGTGGTGAACCTAAAAGCTTTTGATTTTCATGTTTATGTTGATATTCTCCGCAGTCTATTCTAACCATGGAGGAATTGCTGTCAAAAAGATATTTGTGCAGTGCATTAGCTAAATGGGTCTTTCCGACACCAGAACTTCCCGCAAACAAAAAGACACCCAAAGGTCTATTAGGATCATTTAGTTCAGCTTGAGATCTGAACAGCGCAGAAATAACCTCATCAATTGCTTCATCTTGACCTATGACATTACTTTTAAGATATTGCTCTAATCCTAAAAACTTTTGCTTGTTAAGTTTTTTTATCTTAGAGGGCGCAGAACTATTTTTACTTTTATTTTCAGCTTGACGTAAAAATTTCTTAATTTGATCAATATTATAATCTTTTCCAATACCATCAGAAAATTTAGCTGGATTTGTTGAGTATGCGATATTTAACCAGTAATCAATATCCAGGCCAGGATTTAACATAATACAGCCGGCATAAACTGCCTCTAGCGCTCTTTCTGCTGCGTCCCTAGACATCGACGCTAAAGCAGCGGCAACATCTGTTGTTAAATTATAAACAATAAATTGTAATATTCTTTTTCTTAAGTCTTTTGCGGCTTTATTCTTCTTAACAAAGTCTTCTAAATCTTTTACTGGCAAAACTTTAAACTTAACATTAGTGCCTAGCTCAGGTATGAATATCTGATATATGTTCATCGGCTATCTCTTTCGTGGGCACGTTCTCTTATATAGAGTATATTATTATATGTTACCATATAAGTATATAGGTATATAGTAACTATATATGTATATAGTAAAGGGGGGAAGGGGGGAAGGGGGGGTCATGGCTAGCTTATCATACTGTGTCAAGTCAAGCCAACACATAGTGACAATATAGTCAATCTTTTTTTGATGAATAATCCTCTATCCACGGATGATCCTCTAGGCACGGCCCGGAAAAAGCCCAGTACCTAATAAGATCTACCGGTGTGTTAAAGCGGTTGTTTAGAAGATACAATGCTAAATGCAACTGCTCGTTAACTTTAATTTTTTTTTGCATAACGCTCCTAATTTGTAATATAAAAACTATTGTAATATTATATCATTAGTCCTGCACATTGAGTCGGAGACATCTGTGTTTTTTTGTGATATAATCTATACATCATTAAGATGAAGATCGGTAGGATTTAATGACAGAAGAGACAGTAGTGGCGGAAAATGAAAACGCATTGGCAAGTAAAAAAGTTTTGAAAGAGGATTCAAAAGCTTTAGAGCTTGCAATCGCACAACTGCAGAAGCAGTATGGTTCAGGGGCAGTTATTAAACTTGGTTCCACTAATGTAAAACCTTGGGCTTCAATTCCCACTGGAGCCTTAACCCTTGACCATGCTCTTGGTATTGGTGGGTTACCACGTGGTAGAGTCGTAGAAATATTTGGTCCAGAGTCTTCAGGTAAGTCTACCATTGCTCTTACTGCTGTGGCCAAAGCTCAAAAAATAGGCCTTACATGCGCCTATATCGATGCTGAGCACGCTCTTGACCCAGTGTATATGCAGGCCGTTGGAATCGATTTGGACAACCTCTTGCTAGCTCAACCAGACTATGGCGAGCAAGGTTTTGATATTGCCGATACATTGCTGCGTACAGGTGATATTGGCCTGATTGTCATTGATTCTGTTGCGGCACTTGTTCCTAAGGCTGAGCTTGAAGGGGAAATGGAGCAACAACAGATGGGCTTACAGGCACGCATGATGGCAAAAGCTATGCGAAAGCTAACGGGATTAGCTGCTCAGCATAATACTTTAATTATTTTTGTTAATCAACTAAGAAATAAGATTGGTGTAATGTTTGGTAATCCAGAAACAACGCCTGGGGGCTTCGCTTTAAAGTATGCAGCCTCTGTTCGAATTGATGTGCGCAAGAAAGAAGATTTGAAGGACAAGCATGGTGATCCGACTGGTATTAGAGTCAAAGCTAAAATCATCAAGAATAAAATGGCTCCGCCGATGAAGATAGTGGAATTTGATATTATGTATGCTCGGGGCATCGATGAGTTTGGTTGCATCTTCGATCTTGCAATTAATAAAGGAATTCTTAATCAAAAGGGCCCATGGGTTTACTATAATGGAGAAAACTTTTCTCAAGGGCGAGATAATGCTATTGAAAAATTAAAAAGTTCTCCAGAAATAGTGAGTATAATAAAAGGCTAACAATGAAGTTTGAACCAACAACTTGCCCGGAATGCTCTTATCCACCTAGATTTATTGTTACCATGGGAAATGACAACGGTCAAAAAATTTTTTTTATAAAATGCAGAGATTGTGGTGATTGCTGGGAGGAAGCTGATGACTCAGATGATAAATGAGGCTACCTTACAGATTGCAACGTATATGAGAGTTTTTTTGTTGTTTGATGCTGTTCGTGATATTATCGATTAATTTTAGGTACTATATTCCGTAACTAAGGGTGGTGTTATGGATTTTGTTCGAAGGATACTAGATTTATTTAAAAATAAAGTTAACGTTAATTCTTCAGAGTTTTATTCGTTTGCACATTTTTTTGAGAAGGATGAATCTGAATACGTTATTACTGTCCATAGTGAACCTAATGGTTATTTGATCTTTTGTGTCTTCTCTTATGATGAGTGGACTATGGTTGTTGATATTTGTGAGTTGACGAGCCGTAATGCTTGCGATGTTGTTCGTGAACTTGCTGATGATAATGCTGTGATGAACATTGTTGTTGATCCTCGGGATATGAGCTAGTTATGGCTACGAATCCTAAGTTGGATGAGCTGAATAAGCTTGGTTTACAGTATTTTGATAACTGGAAAGACTATGCTGCTGCTACGGCTAACGCTTCTCCTGGTCAGGTTATTGGTGGTATAAATAAAAAGGGTAAGCTTGTTTTTTATCAGGGTGGTATTGGTGAGATAAACATTAAACAGGCTAAAGTTGAGTTGACTTCTTTAAGAAATGCCAATGCTCCTTCACAAGCGCCTGTTGCTGCTGTTTCTCAAACTGTGGCTTCTCAGCCTGCTAATACTCCTGTGTTGCAGGGTACAATTACTCAAACGCAGCCTTCTAGTAGTGCTGCTGCTGCTGGTGTTCAACAAAATGTTATTGATCCTCAACAGGTGAATCCGTCGACTAAAACAATCGATGATGCTTTAAAAAATCCGAAAAGTAAAAGTACAAAAAAGGACACTACTTTAAAAACTGGTAAAAGGACGTCTGCTTCTATTGATCGTAGTGCAGCTATCATCAAGCTTGCCAATAATCCTGATGCTGAACAGGAAATGATGAGTATCATTTCTCGATCTGTTGGAATGAGAAAAGGTGCATCTGGCTATAGTAAGATAGTCAAATCTGCTAAAGGTACTTTAGGTAAGCCTAGTCCTGGTCCAAAGTCTAAACAAGGATATATTGATGCTGTAACTAATAGGGATTTCTTTATAGAAGAAGGAAGAGATAATACGAGCTCTTTGTTGCGTGCAAGGATTCAAGAAGAGAATCCTAACATAAGTAAAACAAAGTTAAGAAGTTTGGTAGCAAAAAAAATGTCAACTTACAGCGATGAAGCTCTTTTCAATATTGGCGAAGAGATGAACAGAGACTTAATACGGAATTATTACGTAGACACATATGCATATGAGGAATTTGAACGTTTGGCTTCAATGACTTCAGAACAACGTTTACAAGTTTTTCAAGGTCAAAGAAGCAGGAACGTTGGTGGAAAAAGAGTTCCTATCAACAATATCTCTGATAGACAGGTTTTAGATTTATCCGCAACATATTTGAAACAATACGAAAGATTAGAGCTTGGTGACAGCAGAATCGTCGGCAAACTAGCAAAAGCCGGAGAAAAATTACGAGGAGGTATCGCTATGGGTGATATAAGCTATCATCCAGGATACTCTGCCATAGAATCATCGTTAGATGAAGCCTACATGCGCAGAATGGCTAATAAAGCTGCTGGCGTAGCCAGCGCAGCTGCAGACGACTCCGCTATGGTTGCCGCACAAATCTCTTCAGCGTTATCATCATCTGGGAACATGCTAGAAGACTCTGCCCAAGCCATCAACAAAGTCACTAGAAAAAAAGCTATCTCAGCGAAAACACTAGAAAAAATCATATCCTCACACAGCCTATCAGCTGGACTAGCAGCCGGAGGAGCAGCTCTACTATACGGACTCAATAAAAAACGAGGAGAAGAACAAGTAGGATAAAATATAGTCATTCGCCGGTAAAAAATTTTTAAGGGGTAGGAGTAACAGTAACGTTGCTCCTACCCCTTTTGTTGTATTTAGAAACAGTAAAGAAAAACTCAGTAGTCGTAACCAGACTCCCAGCCCATTTCTTCGTACAATTCATTGCTGGATACATAGGAATTATACTGATCTAGAACAGCAAACTCTACATTAGCTATACCGCCAAACTGATTAATCCATTGGAAACAGTCCGGACAACGTACACTTAGCCCAATTAGTTCTTCGCTAATAATAAACTCCGAACCACAGTGTGGGCAATCCATATATGAACTCATATTTTATCCTTTGCTTTGTTAGGCATTGAGTGAGTGATGTTTGCCGGCGTCAATAACCGGACATGTAGAAATATAGCCATCCACAGCATTGCTTGCAACACATATGCGAATAATATCCAAAAAATTTCTTGCGGGCGACTTTTACGATCAGAAACAACACTGATTTATATAAGATTATATAAGTTTAATAAGGGATAATATCAGGAAAAATTTATGGGGGGGAGATAATGAGTACATGTTGTGGCTTCAGACTTTTAACGAGGCCACCCCCCCATGGGGTATGTGCTTGCTAGGAACGACAATGAGCGGTCGTCCACTCCCTACAGTGGTGCAGGTATCCCGCATAAAAGGACAGCTCCGATGAACACGTTACCATCGTAAAAGAAATGTGTAGCCATGTTAATGAAAGGATCATCAACATGATAACATGCATCAACGATGTCATCGGCAAGTATGCCGTTGACATGAACGGAAACACCCTTCCCTATCACAAGGAGGTGACCGGACTTTTTGTCGCCCACACGGGCACTGAAGTCTGGATCAAGTCTCCGAGTGGGGACAGCTCGGACGTGCTCATCTTCGGGCATGTACACGGCAACACCGGGTGGTTCGCCCGGGAGTTCGGTGGTCGCATGATCACCGTCAGGAGCCAGCGCAAGTGGGACTACCAGAACCAAATGTGGTACTGGTACAACACAGTCCACGCTGCCTGACAAAGCACCTGGTAGGGCAGGTGCACAAAGAGTTGTTCCCCTGGGATCTTCGGATCCTGGGGGAACTTCTTTTTTGAGGATAGGCATCCAGCCATGTCCACTGCACCAAAGAAAGGAGGTGTGCAATGTTGCAGATTCCGATGTACATCATCGGGATCAGCGTCATCCTCTTTGCACAGGTCACGTTTTTCGTGGATCTGTTCAAGAAGAAGGACTGATCTGAAACTGCCACGACACGGGTGGCCAAGCAGTAGTGACGCTTGGGAACAGAATAATCACTAAAAGAAATTGGTTCCTTCGGGAATCTTTTTCTTTGAGGATAGGCCATTCTCCTCATCTGGCTGCCGGAAGTTAGGCATAAGACCAGCGTCCCTTGTCAGGATGTAAGTGCACCCAGCGTGCCTAAAAGACTACGTAATAATCA